ATAAAAAGTATTTTCGGAAACCCCGGAATAGGAGTAGGAACTACGGATTCATCGGGCACGACCCTCTTTGTTCTAGGAAATTTGGCCGTCGCAAATACACTTACGACGAACAATGTTTACGCGGCCACCGCAAATATTATAACAATGAATACTGCAAATATATTCAGTTCTACAGGATTTATTGGAATAGGAACTACGGTCGCATCCGGAACTACCCTTTTTGTCAGAGGAAATATATTTGCGAGCAATGCGATTACCGCCCCGAACATACTAGCTATCAATATAAATACGGTAAATTTGAATACAGTATCTTTGTATGTTTCATCCAATATAGGCATAGGGACGAGTCCGAGCCTCGCGAATCTCACGGTTCAAGGAAATGTTCAGATTACAAACGCACTCACAACAACAAATATTTTTGTATCCAACATTTTTTCCTCAAATATGACAGTCTCCGGGCTTCTCACGGCCTCTTCAATATCTTCAAACCTGATTAATTCAGTCACAATAAACACAACCTCCCTCATTTCTCAAAATGTGGGAATCGGGACGGCTCCCAATTTGGCCAATTTATTCGTCAACGGGAACGTACAAATAAGCAACGCACTTACGACCACAAACATCTACGCGACTACTCTTAACGTCACGACCCTCAATACGAGTAGTATTACTAGTCCGTCCCTGTACATTCTAGGAAATGTGGTCGCGGGGAATGCCGTGTCGACATCCAACATCTTTGCGAATACGGCAAATATAAATTTTTTAAATGTTTATTCTCTTTTTGTAACATCAAATATAGGAATAGGAGGAAATCCGGGAACGACAAATCTCTACGTAGTTGGGAATATGTTCGTGAGTAATTCCTTGACGACCACAAACCTTTACGCCACGACTGTAAACGCAACTACGATCAACACTCAGAGTATTTTCGCGCAGTCCCTTTCAGTCCAGGGATCAGTTAGTATAACGGGGTCCATCACCGCCACAACCGTCACGGCAACCCAGACTCTCTATTACTCGGAAGATTTATTCAAGCGTGGCCCGTATCTTCAGCCCAGTCCCGCAAACGGTTCTACTATTCAGGGATGGATTTCCGCGACGTGTAACGCATCCAGTCAGCCGACGAAAAGTTGGTGGGCCACCTCGGCCGCTCCCACACTTGGAAACGTTACTCAGGCAACGACTGGTTCTTGGCAGGGGAGTGTTCTTTTGCCCGACGGAAGGGTCTTGTTTGTCCCTACTTCTTCGGGTTCCGGAATCGTCTTTTTCATCCCGAGCATCGGGGGATATTCTAATTTTCCAGTGACTTTTAATACTGCGGGGTTTGCAGGGGGGGTCCTTGCTCCCAACGGAAACGTGGTTCTCATTCCTAATAGTTCATATTCAAACGTTGTCGTTCTCAATCCCTTGTCTATCGTATCGTCCAATATAGTCACCGGGGTCGCTGTGCCCGGAGCTTTCCAGGGGGGGGTTCTCGGGCCCACCGGAAACGTCATCATGTGCCCGGCAGCATCGGCCAACATAGGTCTCGTGAATCCAGTCTCTCTGACTTATATAAATATAGGACCTACATTTGCCGGACCGTCTTCCAACTTTGCTGGAGCTGTTCTTCTTCCAAACGGAAATGTGTTTTTCGGGGGGTCGGTGGGTTCCAACTCGGCCATGTACAATACGGCCTGTCTGGCGACAGTATCGACATCTACACGGCTCGGAGGAAATTTTACGAATGTGTACACAGGGACCTCCAACATCTCTTCGGTGTTCTTGACTCCTTCTGGCAATCTGGTCGCTTTGTCTTCTAAACTTTCTGGAAATATAGTTTCAATAGATCCGGTCACTTTCAATTATTCAAATACTTTGAGCAGCGGCGGCTTTCAAGGAGGGGCCATGCTCCCGTCTGGAAATCTCATATGTGCTCCAAACACCGTATCCAACATAGGAATGTTTGACCCTGTGGCTCTTTCTTACTCTAACATACCTGGTACTACTCTTTCAAGAGTGTCAGGGGCTAGCCTTCTCCCCGATGGAAGAGTCATATTCGGACCTGATCCGACTGGTAACATAGGATGTCTGAATTCCATGGTACCAGTGGACACCGCGTTTTGCCTCAGTCCTTATTTTAATAAGTTCTAAGAGTAGATGTCTACGATATATTACGGTGGTCAGAACCTGGCCTCAATTGGAAAGGTCGGCATAGGGATGACGAATCCTAGCACCGCATTACACGTGAACGGCACAATAACGACACCAGGATATATAGATGTCCCGCCAAATAATCCTGGAGATCTTATAAGCGTACGATACGCATCCAGTGATAGGTATGGAATTGGACAATACATCAATGGAATCACTCGCGTGTTTACGTCTGGGACTTTCGCGGGCAGTGTCCGAATTTCAAAGGCCGCCGATGATCTCCGTACTGGTTCGGCAACCTTCACTGATTTAATGACTGTGCTTAGCAATGGCAACGTCGGCATCGGGGCGAGTCCTAATTCACCCCTTCAAGTACAATGCACGGATGGATATCAAGGAGGTATTACGCTATCATCAACGGCCTCGGGCGCTGCTTCATACTTTGATTATATGATTCAAAGAGGACCTAGTAGCGGTTCAACTATTTTGGGGGCGGGTACTAATTTATCAAATGTTATGTTGTTTCATACTATAAACGAAACTTTTAATCCGGCTCCGCCGGGCGGGACAAAAACGGGTTTTGTATGGGCATCTTCAGGTCAGAGACTAGGTATGTATTTTGATACTACGAATACTCGTTTGGGCATCGGGACGACAAATCCTACGCAGCTATTTGAACTGTATTCTCCTGCAGCATCAACCTCCCATTCTACATTATTCACGGGAAATAGGATTCCTCAGACTGGCGGCGGAGTTGCAAAAAACTATTTACAAATTCAGTGTCAGGACGCAACGACATTATCGTTGGGTTCTAATATAACTCTGTTTACTGATACATTCAGCGTAGGTCCTTCAATAGACTATTCGTCGACGCGGCACAATTTTATAAATAATTCCGGAGCTAAAATCGGATATTTTCAAGCCATTCTTTCTGGAAGTACCACTACTACTTTATCAGTTGATACGTCCGGCGGCATATTTCGTACTGGATCTGATGCACGCCTCAAGAATAACATTCAAAATATTCAATATGGTCTCGATGAGATAAATGCTCTCCGACCCGTGACACATACGTGGATAGATAAGAGATACGGTTCTGGTCGCCAAATTGGTATGATTGCCCAAGAAGTTGCTCAAATCTTGCCCGAGGTTGTAGGTGCTGCAAATGATGAAGATCGTACATTGAGTCTGGATTACCAGAAAGTCGTTCCTGTGCTCGTCAAAGCCGTCCAAGAACTCTCAGCGAAAAACGCAGCCCTCGAGGCCCGCCTTGCAGCTCTCGAGGCAAAGTAGGCCCTCTTAAATTCCCAACCTAAATTAGAATGAACTACACGCCGTCTTCCCCAAGTCGCTTGCTGTTCGGAGATTCCCTCAATCGGGACACGACCCTGTACCCCCAATGGAAACCCTCCACCTGACCCGCTCGATTCGGAACATCGAGCGTGTAGAACTGGTCTCAGCCCCTACTACGGAACAATACATGGCGGCTGTCGGAAAGGTCATCAAAATCCTTCCCGACGGAAGGGCCCCATCATAGTCAAGGTTGCGTAAATAAGTTCTGCGAACTTAATAGAAAATGGCCGCCAAAGAGGTTATCCTCTTTGGAAGTTCAAACAGTCGTGACCCGACTCTCTATCCCTCAGGGAACTCGTACGTTCTTTTTCTTTCGAGTCCCGTGAAGAATATAGAACGTGTGGATCTCGTCAGCGCCCGTGTTCCCAACACTCTCTACAATATTACGAATGGAACAGAGGTCCTCACCCTGGGACTCGCAACCGTGTCATTGAATACAGGATTCTACGGCGTATACGACATGGCCACGGCCCTCACAAACACCGGCCTCGTCACGTGTACCTATCTCACCTTTGAAGGAAAATTTCTTTTTAGTTCTTCGGGTCAGTTCAGTCTCACCGTCAATACACAAGAACTTTCAAAAATTTTAGGAATTCCTATGGGTCAGCCGCTCCAGGGGACTCTTGCAGGGTCTACCTGGCCAGCCTACACCAATAAGTACATCCTGACATCGGCCAACATCGTCAACACTTCGACCGGGGACCAAATCTTTCTTGACATTGACGAACTCAGGACTCCAAGACACGTCTTCACAGGCGGACTCCAGTACGTCACAAAGACCGACGGATCTAACCAGTACGTCGCTCAGCTAACATCTGGAGCAGGCCCAAGCCGGGCCTTTGCCCCCATTCCTCTCGATGTAGGCTCTGGGTGCATGAAAAACTTTCAGGAAAATAGTGATTACAAAATTTCAGTATTTTACCCAGAGCCCATAAACTCCCTTCAGCGCCTTACGGTCAGGTGGCTCGACATAAACGGCCAACCCCTCATATTCAACGGACTCGAGTCAAATTCGTTCATCTTGCGTCTTCACGTGAGGGCAAAGGTCATGGAGCCTGACGAGGACGAGACCGAACTCGAGAAGAGGGTCTCTCAACTCGAGATAGATCGTATGGTCGCGGACGCCAGGGCCAAGGATGACCTTCCTCCTCAAAACAAACCAAAGACTCGTTTTGGAAAGTGGACTGTGGTTCTCCTCGCCCTTCTTGTAATGTTGGGTTATGTTGTCTATAAAAGGTTCTTGGTTCCTAATGAGGTTCCTGTCTAGGCTCTCGTGACTGCGTAAATCTGGCCCGGCTTGTTGATGACCACATTGCGGGCCGTCATCTTGATGATCATGTAGACGATGACCGACAGCAGAGTTGTCAGCAGAGCCGTCACGAGGAAAAACTGGCTAGTGTCCCTGGGGACCTTGATGAGCATTCCTACGACGGACCTGACAAAGTCGAGCCAACTGAGAGAGGCTGTGAGGGCCAAGGACCCCACGATGGCGTTGAGCGCAAAAGATTCAACCTCGACAGCTGCTGACACTAGACTACTTGCCATTACTTTAGTGCGAGAAAAAATATTCCAATTACTGAAAGGACCGTAAGGACCAGAAGAACCTTCTCGCGCCAGTCCTGGGCACACCGACAGTTGTGAGTCTGGATGGACCAGAGTGAAGTCGAGAGTGCGAAAAAGGCTACGATCCCGAGAAAGCCTAGCATCTTCGTGAATACGGCCGGAGGTTTCCCCATGTACATTACCAGGGGCCACACGAGAGCCAGAATGTACCAATACTTGAGAAACTTCCTGCGCCAATCGTCAGTACAGGAACACCCTTTCTTTTCGAGATCCATGACCCACGTGAGAGCCATGAAGTTTACGAGAGTCGATCCGACGTGTGCTGCCATTACTATTAATAAATAATTTTTACTCAGTGTCATAGTCTGAAGAGTCTGGCTGAATATTGGAAAATTTTTCAAACAATTCTTCTTCTTCCGAGTCACTCATTTGAAAAATACTAAATTTTGTTTTTTCAAACGGGCGAGGGTCTTTAATTATTACGTAAAAAAAGTCTCCCCCTGGATCAAAGGGCTCCAGCTCCATTACTGATTCATAGCCTTTTCTACCGCATCTTTGAGCGCACGTTCAGCGGGCGTCTCTGGCTCCCATTCTTCCCACGTGTCAGCGCACTCATTGACGATCCTGAGTTGCGGGTCGTCTCCTTCGTACCTGGTCCATTCCTCCTCCTCCTCCTCCTCCTCTTCTTCCTCCTCTTCCTCCTCCTCTTCGTCGTAAATCTCTGGGAAAAGAGAACCTATTTGTTTTCCGACGACGTGACGAGCCGCGAACATGAGGCCCATACGGACATCCTGGACCTGTACGCAGGTTCGGCCAGACGCCTTGGCGTAGTGACTTGCGATGACTATGGCAGACTCCATGGCGGGCAAGAAGATGTCCTCCATTACTGTTTTTTTGAAAAAAATCATAGCAAATACACGAGGTATCCATCGTCGCCCTTTCCGTCGAAAAGGTTCTTGATCGTCTTGAATCCGTCAATTTCTAGAAATGTGTAGTGTCTGGCCCATATAGTCAGAATGCGGTCCTTTGTAGTCGGTCGTAAAAAGAAATCAAAATATTGATTTTTTATTCTTCCCATGTTGACTGATCCGGTAGGTTTTGGATTTTCCGGATCCAGAGAAAAAGAGTACATGTAGAACGGTCTGGTGGGTACACGGGTATGATAATCCAAAAATTGGGTCGTTCCGAGATAGAGGCTGGTGGCCCACGTAGGATTTACTCTCTGGACACCCTCAAAGTACATCGCCATAGAATTCAGGTGATTAATGTTTGAAAATGTACTGGACCAGGATCCCTGGAGCGTGTTCGGGTAGTCGTACCAATAGTCAGGGACAAGAGATGAAGAATTTCTAATTGTAAAGAAAAGTTCCTTGACCGGGTGAAGAAATTGAGTAACGCACCTGACATTAGCGCTCTGGGTCGTCACGTCAAACTGAGCCCGTTCTATGCTTTCACCCAGGTACAGGGTCGGCCCTCTGTTTTTTATAAAATTTCTTTCAGGCTCGCTCAAAACTATAAATTCTGTCAAAAACTTTATTTGGACTGGAGGGACGGGCCCTGACAAAAAGGAGCTTGTGGGGTTCAGGCCGACCCTGAAGTTCATTCCAGGAACGAGCGGAAGTCCGTGTCTTAGACACTGAAAAGGCAAGGGAACCGTGAATTTGAACGGATAGCTCGTAGGAACAAAAAGTGATCCAGGAGTCCCTCCGCCCAAAATACTCGTCAGAGAACTCTGTTTGCTCGTTGGGACCTGACACTCGTTGAGGAGACCGATACATTCTCCCCAAAGTCTTTCTATGAGTTCGGACCCCGAGTAAAGTTCTACAAAGTTTATCATGAGAAGACCGGCCTGGGGATTAAATGACTGCCCGTACGAGATGGGAAAAGTAAAGTCGAGATACATGGATGTCATGAGGTCTCCGTTGAGTGGTATCTCGACTTGTTCCTCGGTTCCGAAATTTAGGTCATTTTTGAAGGATACTTCTATGACTCTGCTCGCGTAGAGACCCTGAGTGGCGTATCCCTCTTTGAAAAATGTAATTTCAGGTTGTCCGGATAAAATGATGTCAGCCTGGCCCAATTGAGCCAAGAGTTGCCTGCCGGCCATCTACTACTCATTGATATATAATTCCTGCCAATCCATCTTCTACTCGCAGAATATTGTAGGATACTGCCATGAGACGGAGAGTCTTTGTAGACAGAGACGCCAATGTAGGAAAAGTAAATGTAATATTTTTTTGATTTATTCTGCTCATGTTGACTGAGCCAGTCGGTCGTGTATTGAGGGGATTCCTGCACAAAGGAACCACGTGAAGAATTCTGTCGGGCTGTCGAGCGTATTTTTCGAGAGGTCCTATAAATCTCATAAAATTGTAATTCATGGTACTAGAATCTATGTAGTCCTCGCCATTGAATCTCAGCGTGACTCCTAGACCAGTATCGGTTTCGTAGACGTACGGGCCGTCCGATGAATCTTGAATGACGAAATATAATTCGCGGACGGGTCCTATGAAATCTACGGGGAAGGTCAGACTCGAGCCTAGACCGAACGTGTCGTACTGGATTTGCCGAATTATGTAATTCTGACGATGTCTCTGGAACCACATGATTTCTGGATCAGATAGGTATGCGTAATCGACAATCACGGATGTTGTGACTGTGTATGGAGTTGGTACTTGTCCCGGAGTCGTGAGTAAATTCTGAAAGTTGTTAAATGTTACCCATATTTCCAAATCCTGAAGATCCAAGGCGCAAATGGGCAAAGAAAGTTCTGCTGATCCATAAAAGAAAAAGGGTAGATTGATGTAATAGGTCCTTGGGTTATAAACGGTAGAAGAATCTAATTTTCCCGTCAAGAGGCTAATTCCTGGCTGATTTTCTTGAGGAACAAATAAATCATTATAAATTTCTATCATTTCTCCCGTCAAGGTTTGTATGGACTGTCCTCCGATCCGGAGTTCTGCACTCTCGACGAGGTATGTCCCCACGGAATCTACGTAAGAATATGAAATTGTTTTTCCGGTCTGGGTCATCCCCACGACTGTAAAGTATGTGTTGGCCGTCACGTTGGTCGTCGTCTGACCGGCTACCTGGGCTGCCATTCCTACCCGAATTTGATAGTTGTTTGAAGTGAGTGTTATAGGAATAACGAAATCGAGAGTGTACCCTCCCGTAATACCTAACGGAAGGGTCCTAGAAGCAACGAGAGCCGCGGACCCCCCGGGAGCCAAGAGAGCATCGGACGAGGCCGACCAGACGGTCACGTTGGACACGTATGAATTGCTCGTCTCAAAGTATGAAGTCAGCCTGTACTGAGAAACGTTGCTGAAAGTGAGGTTCCCCCCAGGAGTCACTGACACGTGATACGAAGATCCATAGACATTAGAGACTGAAAAAAGATTTATATTTGAGGTGGCCAAAGGATAATTAGCGACATTTGACCTGAGAAGAAGACCGTTCTGCCCAAAGTCATTCTGATGGGAGGCCGCGGAGGACCCGAAATATTCTATACCGAAAGAGGTTGGCGATATAGCATTCCCTAAGGGGTTCGTGTCATTCGTAGAAACAATTATAGAATAGTTGTTTGTAGATGGATTGAGGACTTGGACCGGAAGAGAAAAATTGACGCTCGGACTAGATGACTGTGGACTGTTCCATTGAGAAATGACGTTAGCCTTACCGACTCTGTTAAATCCTATGAGCTGCTGTTCCACGAGAGCCACAGAGCTGATGGTATTCGATGAATTAACTGAAAGAGATCCGTAAATGTTATAGAGTCCGGCCGTTCCAAAACTGAATGTATTACTTCCGGATGACGTGTTTGGTGTAATTTGCTGGTTAATTCCGTAACGCGTGAGGCTGGAAAAATTCAGGGTGTTATAGTTTATGGATGAATTGCCAGTGATTGACCAAAATTCGTTTATATCTGTGACAACTACTTCCGCATCAGAACCAAGAGAGGTTCCAGTGGCAGTTTCAAAATCTATGAAATAGAACTGAGTGGTGTCCGATACGATGACCGTGAGGACGGCCCTGGGGTTCTGACCTGAGAACTGAACGTTGTACGTGTAAACGAAATCGTACGTGTATCCAACGACGGGCCGAGCGTCTGTAGACGTGTGACCGACCCCTATGCGGGTCGGGGCTCCTAGTCCGGAAGGAGTTATCATGAATGCATATGTTCCTGGATAATTGAATTGGATATTTCCTGATTTAGAAAGAGTCATGAAAGAAGTCACGCCTATGACGTTGGTAAAATTTTGAAAATTTATATAAGTGGGTAAATTAAACTGAGCTTTTGGCCCATTCGTGGGATTCGTGACCGGGCTCGTGGAAATTCCAACATTGGCGGGGGGAACAAATACCAAAGAGTTTGCAGAGTTCAAGGTTGCCGAGGAACTGTAATTTTTCCAGCCAGACTGGGACACGGAGAAGTTGACCGGACCAGGACCCTTAAAATTCCACGTTACTATTGATTTTCCATTTAATGTTCCGACTGATGAGAAGCCGGCCGGGTCAAGACCCCAAAAAACTCCGATAGTTGTAGCATCGGCCGAGTACACAGACAAGCTCGTGACTCCGTCCTTGACCTGGAATTGCTGAGTCGATGAGCTATACGTAATGTACGGATCAAGTGGACCTAACCAAGATGGAGTCGGTAAAGGAACGACGAAGAATGTCTGTATTCCGGCCGATGTGAACAATTGGTTAGAATTGCCGTTTACAAAAAGGTACGGCTGTGGACTCTGGGCCTCGACGGGTACATTCCATTGATACTGGATAGAAAAAGGGAAAATCTGAGGGAGAGTGACTGCCAAAGTCGTAGACTGAATCATGTCCCCCTTAAAAGGTATTCTACAAATGCCCTGATTTCCCCAATTAATAGTCTGATTTTGAAAAGGAATATTAAAAGACTGAACGCTAAAAGGCGTGTGTCTTCTATAGACTCCCTTGAAATACGTGATTTGGGGCGAACCAGTGAGGTACGCGTCTTGCATTCCGAGAGAGGCGAGTTGAACCTCTCCTGCACTCATTCTATTAAGTTGCTTGAAAAAAAGGAGGGGAGCACAACGTGCGCAGTGTTGTGATCAAAAATATGTCCGCAACTCCCAGGATGACTGTACAGTTGCGAAAATTTGACCCTAAAAGCATGGCAGATGACAAGGTGTGTATATTTATAGGAAAACGTGGTACTGGAAAGACCAGTCTTGTAACGGACATCCTATGGCACAAGAGACATCTTCCAGCCGGGATAGCAATGTCAGGCACCGAAGAAGGAAACGGACACTACAGACAATTCATTCCAGATTTGTTTGTGTATGGCGAATACAACAAATCAGCAATTGAAAAGATTATAGATCGTCAAAAGAAAAACATTGCACTCGGAAAAATAACTCCAGTATTTATCCTTATGGACGACTGTATGTACGATAGGGCCTTCATGAGAGACTCGTGTATCCGCCAGCTCTTTATGAACGGGAGGCACTGGAAGATATTCTTCATGATGACGACCCAATACTGTATGGATATGACCCCCATGATTCGGACAAATGTAGATTACGTCTTTGTTCTTCGAGACAATGTTCGTCAGAACCGTGAAAATCTGTACAAAGCTTTTTTTGGAGTGTTCCCAACTTTTGATCAGTTCTGTCAGGTGATGGACGCGTGTACTGAAAACTACGAGTGTCTGGTGCTTGATAATACGTCCAAAAGTAATGATGTTCAGAATTGTGTGTTTTATTACAAGGCGACTCTCAGAAAGAATTTCAGGTGCGGGTCTGCAGCCCTATGGGATTTCCACAAGAAGCACTATAATCCTAAGCATGGTCTGGCTGGGTCAAAACCGTTAGGACTTGCCAGGAAGAGCAGTTCAGGGTCTGTGATTGTAAAGAAGGTCTAGAGACGAAGAGAGGCCCGCAGGGCCCCGCGCCCCTTCTATTTTTAAAAAGTAAAAGACAACGATAAATGGAGCCATACGATGCGAATGGGTCTACCGATATATCATCAGTGATACCCCAAGGTCTTTTGGAGACTCCGCTGAATCCTCCGGAAAAAAACGTTGGTGAATCTCAAATGGCGGAGTTTTCTACGTCACTTGATGAAATTGTCCCACCCGGTCCAAGCATGCAGATGCAGAATATGGTCATGGGGCAGGTTCCTCCTCCTTCTGCCCCCATCCAGCAGCAATCGCAACAGGCCCATCACGGGAAGATCCCTTTCAACATGACTCCTGAGCAGTACATGGCGTGTCTGGCGGGTCTGGCGGCCGTGGTGGCAGGATCCAAACCCGTACAGGAACGACTCGCATCCTTCTTTCCAAACATAGAGGCGGGTTCCATGACGTCCATGCTCATCACGGCTCTCGTGGCAGCTCTGGTATTTTACACGGCTCAGAGGTTCCTCTGACCCGAGTCCTTCGGACTCGTCCCTAGGCTCTAATATTCTCACCACAATAGGGCCCAACATTGCCCATTGTATACAGGCCGTGCTCTGAGCAGTACTGCTTAAAATCTTTAAAGTTTTCCCAGAAATTTGTCGAGTGCTCGTATTCCGTTACGGACGAGTGACACAGCTCGTGAATCAGCACATGCATTGCTGTATTGATCCTAGTCTCTGGATCAATACTCGGGTCCATGTCCATGCATATATAAATTTCGTACCCTTTGTTTACGTTGAACCCTATAGCCCCCTTGGATTTGTTCCAACCGTTCATAGCCGTAAGTATAACGCGGCGTTTGATTGGCTCCCAGCGCGGGTCAAGATTTGGATCCTCGTGTAGTATCCATAAGAGTCTCTCGTACCGATTCTTGAGTTCTGTCAAGAGGTCCGGCTGATCATTGAGCGTGAGGATCGCCACGAGGAAGCCAACGAGCATCAAAGCTGTAACGACCTTCATCTACTATACCTTTCGAAAAGAAAACTTGGTGTACAAATCTGAAATAAGTCTGTTGGGTGTGGGAATCATGGGTTCCCACATCAAGACCTCAAATCCGAGCCTTTCTATAAACTCGGGTCCGTCTAACATGGGTTCTTCCCTCGGTCCATCTGCATAGAATGGTCCGTCTGCCAAGTTGACCCAGAGTCTATCTCCTCGAATCTCGAGTGTGTTTCCGAGCCGATCCCTCCAGGGCTGGCCATTTGTGAGCATCTCTGCCCTGGCCTTTTCGGGAACTATACCAATGAGAAGCCCGCCAGGAACCAAAGCCCGCCTGATGGCCTCCAGGGATTCTTCGTACGAGTCTACTATGTAGTGGAGTGAAAAGTTGTAGCACACAACGTCAAACTGGCCCTTTATTGTACGAATATCCCCAGGACCGATAATTCGGACTCTACTTCCGCTCTCAGCGGCTCGGGACAGAGCCTCCTTAAGAGACTCTTCGTCGGGATCTATAGCCACGACTTCTTTGGCCTGGCTCTTCTTCCATTTGTGAAGATCGCCTCCTCGGCCGCATCCACAATCAAGAACTCGAGCTCCGGGGCCAACAAATGTATAAATAATATCCCTCTTACATTTGTTATGGAGTTGTCTCATGTGCTGCGTCATTTTACTTAAAAAATAAGAGCCTTTTACTTTTAAATGGGTTCTCTCGAGCCAGACTACCTGACTGTTCCCGGCCAACTCTTTGCGTGTGTGTCATTCGTTGGACCTGATCAGCCCCAGAAGAATGAGCTTCTGGGCATGAAGATTCGCGGGTGCTTTCCGACCCGTGATGAGGCTTCCAGCCACGCCAAGCGTCTTCAGAGGGAGGATGGGCTCGTGGATATCTATGTGGTGGATATGTACAAGTGGCTTCTGATCCCTCCAAATCGTGATCAGATTGATAACGTCCACTATGCCAACGAGAAGCTTGAGGAGATTATGGTCAAGTACCGCGAGAATCAGTCTCAGGCGGCGGCAATGTTCGAGAAGCGCAAGCGGGATATGATGGCCAAGCCCCTTGAGGGTCCCTACCCTTACGCAGATCCGTCCGACGAGAACTCGATCTATTATAACCGTCCAGACGTTCCCCCCATTCCTCACCCAGCAGAGATCTTCGATAAGCTCAAGGAGGAGTTTCCCGAGAAGGACGAGGAGGTTCTGCGTCGCATGGCGGCCGCCGAGGTCAGTCTCGAGATTGCCAAGCGCAAGAAGGAGGATGACGAGCGTCGCGCGGCAGCTTCGGAGAACCCGGCTCTTCAGCCTACAATCAAGGACGGCGATCCGGTGACTCCAATTTCGGAAGTTGAACCACCTAAAATTAATATGAACTAGATAGTAGATGTGGCTCGCTCTTCTGGGTCTGGCAATGGTCCTGTGGCTTCTTTCGACCGCCTATGGACTTTTGCCGATGCTCAAACCCCCTTCGTGGGAAAATCCATTCCCAAAACCCCCATACTACGATTATGACTATATGAAAAATGTAACAGACAGTACTCGGCGCGAAGGAGCCTGGGTAGGATTTCTTCAGGAGGATGTATATAAAAACAGAACTGGACCCATCGGAGACTTCGTGGGGAACGACTCTCCGAGTGATAAAGCACCCTTGTATTTGATTACCTAGACCGAGTGATCACGACCCTTCTGGTCGGTCTACTTTCCATGAATCACCATAGGTCTCATCGTCATAAGAACCCCCATGACGATTACACCTATCGCAATCCCTATAATCAACTTGTTATCGACAAAATTGTTAGTTTTTTCCTCGAACTGGAACCTTGGTTGTTGGAACCTTGCGGGCTGCGGGGGTTCCGGATCGGGCTCCAGCCACTGGGGCGCGTACTCTGCCTGAGGAGTCTGTTCCTGATCCATTGTCATCTTCATCACTCTCGTTTTTATCTGGAACAATGAAATCATCAATGTCCGAATCGTCCTCTTCGGCCTCAATCTCCGATTCACTAAACTCTACGGCCGAACTCACGTCCGACTCGACATCTTCGTCATAATCGTCAGTTTCGTAGTCATCTTCTACTTGCTCAATAGGCTCGTACCTAACTGGAGGACGAACGGCTCTTCCGTAACGAGTACGAACTTCAGGCCCTGGTGTGGCCTCCGAGGGCGTCGATATGGGGGCTGCGTCCAACCGGGTTGACATCTATGGTATACATTGGTTTTGAATCGTTTAAGTAAAGAGTCTGTGGTTGATCTGGAATAACTTCATTTAAGAATTTAGGTCTGAATGCTGTTCCGTTCGTCACGGCCCTCTGATTCAAGAGAACCTCTCCTTCGTAGCCAAGGCGATCCGCCAGTGCATTTATCTCATCTGTAAAGTTTGTATTCATGAGTCCCAGGTTTCGTGCATGTTCTACGGCCGTGTAGAGGGCAGGACCAGTTAGATTTCTGTCAAATTCCTGCAGGTTCGTCAGAAACAATTTCCATTCTTCTGGATCCAGGCCCGAGTACTTGTGCATCTTCTTTACGAACCCCTGAAAGCGTCCCGCGCCAGGACGAGGGAAGAACGTCCATAAGACGAGGACGAGTAGAAGTATCCACACGAACAGGTTCATTACTAATAGATGGAGGGAGAAAATGCTCGCGCCCAGAAAACTCTAGACATTCTTCATCTAGGCACTTTTGAACGATAACCTTTCCGTTTATGTAGAACCACACATGATTTGATCTGTGTTCTCCCTGGATTCTCTCGCACCATTTCGAGTCAGTCTCTACATAAAATCCCTTACCCTCACCCTTCTTTGTACGTCGTACGGCGCGAACCCTTGCTCGCCCTTGACCTTCTATATTGTTTTGAATAAATTGTTCAAGATTTGAAGGATTCAGCCCGCTCGAGGATTTTGACGGGCTTTTAGACTCTCCTTCGGACCTGACTGAAAAGAGTCTGAGGTATTCAAAAGATGGGGTTGGAGAAAGAACCTTTCCTTCTGGAAGGGATCTCCACGGGACATAGGATCCACTGACACCCTTCTTCATGGACCACAAACACCTGAGACCTGAACCCCTGTAGACACTCGCGTCGATCGTATCTGCCCAGTGATCTCCTTCGAGGTCCATGAGGATCTGAGTTCTGAGAGACATTGCATAGTTTTTGTCAACTATGAGTTCGGGCCAATGAATATGAATACCTGATTTTATGAGACCCTTTTCTTCACGAGGAGGCGCCCTGGACACAAGGGCCGGGCTCGACCCGCCGACAGCTTCGTAAATCTTTCTGCAGAGTTCGAGCGTCTCGTCGTTTGAAAGGGTCTGTTCGGCCCTATAGTCAATATCAACAAAAAACCGGAAATTGTCAGTTTTTTGTTCGACGACATAGAGTTTATGTCCCGAAGCAAGATCGGAGAGATAGGCTCTCCAAAATTCATTCAGATCTTTGTCCGGGACGTGCAACTGACCTCCATTCATAAGAACGTGGGTCGGAGGTTCGTTCCCTTTACGATTCCATTTGGAAATCTTCATCTTGCTAAGAAAGAGACGGGAGTCTCTAAGACTTCCATCCAAAAAAGTCATCAAATGCGCTTCTTTTTATTGGAGGTGCCTCGTGACCCCCTATGAGAGCCGCCTCTTCAAGGGTTTGATGGGCCGACTTGGCCGCCTCGCGCTTCTCATCCTCAATCTCAATAAAATGATACAATTGTGACATTGAATATTTTAAAAAATCTGAGGGCGGTGTAGACTCGTCACCCCGAAGTTTCAAAAGGCGGGCAATGAGCTGGTCCTTCTTTTGAGTCATTTGTTTTAAACTATTTTTTTATTTTTATCTAAGGACGTATAAAAAAAGGTTGTTTCTCAGGTTTTGCTAAAAACTTTTGAAACTGGGGATTTCTGAGAACATGGGTCCTTATCATGTCCCAAAGATCCAAGCGACCCGTGATTCCCTCGAGTGTATCAAATTCGCACGAATCATTCTCGTCATAATTCTTTCGAAACGGCACCTGACGTCCGTCCATTTTTGACTTTTCCTCTTTGAATTTTTCAACTATACGACTCTGCTCGGTCTCAGACATAGGGACGTCAAAGACGTACACGTGATACACGTTGTTTACACCTTCCGAGTCTTTGAAGGAAAAACTGAAATAGGAATATGTTCCCTTTTTCAGATTTATGATCCCACGAGTCTCCTCTTCCAGCTCGCGAACCGCACAGCGGAGAGGATTGAAGATTTCACGACGGCGACACCCGCCCGTTACAAATGTCCATTCTTTGTATCTTCGGTCGTGGACCAATAGAAACTTTGCAGGTCCTTCTTTAGGACTGCTTACCGGAATCGCTATACTCTTGTGCCGTTCGTGCGGAAGGTCGTTCCGCCTCGGTGATGGATCCATCACGCTCTACTACTGGACTGTCAAAATAATTGGACAGGTTACGCGAGCCTGGCTCGTAACTAATCAAAAATATGAGACCTAGGAGAAGAAGCCAGGGCCAGAATTGCATACTGTAAATTACAAAGAAAATTCTAGGAGGCGTAAAGCACGGAGCCCATACCCTTCTGGAGACGGAGCACGTTGTAGTTAACTGCGTAGAGGTATGGGGTTCCTACGTATCCTGCGAAACCAGAACCACCCCAAGCTACCGATTGCTTGAGAGTCAATCCCTGGAGACCGTTTAGCAGACCATTGGGGACGACCAGGCGGTACGTATCGAGACGAGAGAAGTTAAGCGTCCCGGTCGGCTGGAGTTTGGAAGTGTCCAGACAGTAAGGAATCAACAAAATGGGCGTCTCGGCGCCATTGGCGTTGTAACCCCATGGCGTATGGTAGTAATGGTTCACATCGGACCACAAAGGAAGTGGGCGGGACTCGCCGACATCCACGCCATTAATCTGTACCTTGAGTTGGTAATTGGCGGCAGTGGCTGAAAGCCCTCCAAAGGTTGAATTTGCGTCAGTAGAGTATGTGTTTCCGTACTGAACACACTGGAAGGCTAGGAACTTGACTGGCTGGGCCAGGGCGAGCTCCTGTACGGCGTTGTTGCCGATGGGAACCCGCTGAACCTGAGTAATCAGGAGATCATGAGTCGCCTGGGCAAAATACTCGCGTTCGGCCTGATCAAGGTACACAAAGTTACACCAGCATTGATAAGACAGAGCTGCGTAAGTTGTTCCAGTGGCGGCTGGAGGCGTGGGCACAAGAGTGCTCGATAAAGTATTAGCCCAGGTGATGCGGATCTCTACATCATGGTACTGAAGAGCCACGAGGGGCAGACTCACTGACCAATCCTTGCAGAAGAAGAACTTCAAGGGATAAAATGAAGATTTCTTGTTTCCAGGTTTTGTTGCATAGTCTTGTCCAGTGTTGGTGTTCAGGTACCTCTGGGACCAATTCTGTGCTCCCACGACCGGCTCGACATCCAGATCGTAATTTGCATCGTGAAGATCGATCACCTGGCCACCTATGAGGAGCTCGATGCGATCAATGACCTGCATCCAATCGAGATTGGGAACCTGAGCGCCGTTGTTATCACGGGCCGTCAGGTACATGTAAGACAAAAGGTCGCCCTTCTTCTCGATACGGATAGTAGAGATGGAACCGGGGAAAGGAACTCCCTGAATAGTCTGGCGCTCTGGAGCTGCTGCGTAGTGCGTGTACCGCTTGTAGTTGGAACGAAAAAAGGAAATTTCGGGCTTTCCAGAAAGCCAAGTGTCCTGGGCACCTGTGGCGACGAGCTGGACGATTCCTCCACTCATTTACTAACTACATCTAGTTTTTTCACACAGTCGCCCACGCGGGAATAGCCAAAGGATTGTTGATGACCTGGTTCCGGGCAATGTTGAGGTTCCTCTGAGAGGCCAGTGGGTTCGGCTCGCTCTTGTTGTTATTGAGACTCCAATTCTCCGGAGGTTTGTAAGGCCCAGCGCCTCCTGCGGCGTGAAGATCCATAGGACCTGGACGGAGCGGGATGGACTCGGCGCGAGTGCGGGTAGCGGCGCCGTTTGCACCTTGAGGATCGGCCCGAACGTTCATACGGCCGCCGTTCGCAGCCCTGTCAGGGTTCACGCGATTTCCAGTCGAGTGAGGAAGGCTCTTGTCAGTCAGGTTTGGATTGTACGCCTGGTAAACTGCGGCATACTGGCCAGGACCCATTTCAAGACCGTCCGTCCTCATTCCAGTCTCCTGGCGAATGGTCGTCTTCCTAGTCTTGATTTGGTCCGGACGACCCTCGGCGGCCCGAATGATACCCTGACCCTGGCCGCTGTTCTGGGCTGGAGGACGGTTCCACGTCTTGGTCACCTTGGCCTGATGGCTCATCTGGCCGTTGATGAGACCATTATCTGGAAAGGCGACACCACCGCTCTGCACAAAGTAGCTGGCCGGACCCTCACCTCCTGGCAGAGTCACGAGCTTCTCCTCATTCACGTTGTTTGGAAGAGCACGGAAAAACTGCTGGAAGCCTCCTATAGCTGGAACGTTCGGAGAGACTCCCAGACCAGGTCCTACGTGTACACGCTCTACTGGCTGAAGGTTGTTCATTTTGTTCGTAACGTTCTCGCGGTCATACAAATCATAGACTGGCTGACCATTGGGGTATCGGTTCGCCATGGGAGAAAAGTCCTGAAGAGAAGGCACGGCCTCCTTGGGGGGGAGGTAATCGTCGCCGATACGACGCCCGAACGAAGGATTGATTGGACGAAGACCAAAAGCGTCGGCCTTCATCCCGGGAGCGCCCGCGACCAAATCAACATCCTTCTTCGTCACCTGATGAGGAGACATAATAGGTACAGTGGTTGCAGGAGCAGGATCAGACTCGCTGAATCTCTGACCCGCAAACACAAGACCGACAATCGCTGCTAGAGCCAACGGGTCCATATTACTTTTAGTTTATATTTTAACCTACGTACTTTACTCGGCCTGGGCCGGACATTGCCGCCCATGGGGTCGGACGAAGATTGAGGTAAGGGACGACAGAAGGGTTTCTTTGATCAAAACGGTTATTCTGGTCGTTGCTGTACGTGCTGATGGGGTCAAACAGACGAACTGGAAAAGGATCCCCGCCAATGTACAAATTCGGAAAGTCGTATGGGGTTTCCGCGTACTGGTTTTTCCACGTGCTGGTTGTCTGAGAACGAAGCCGATCATCTTGTTTTACGACATCCTCGAGCATAATTTGCGCCGGACCTTGCCATATGCGGGGTTGTAGCATCAGCTGATCAGTCATAAGATTACGACCCATTACTGTTTGTGAAGGTTTTTTTTTCGAATGGAGGCAGTAGGCCTCTGTTCATAGACCTCCGATCTGAGCCCTTCGGACTCGTCTCTACCTCCCGTTACCCGCGCGCATCTGCGGGCGCTCTGGGAAGTGGAAACGATCGCTGTCGATATTGGCAACCCCAGAACCATCCTTGGAAAATGGAGCAAACTTGGCCCCGAAAGCACCCTCTGCAAAAGCGGTCTGGTCGTTCGGAATGGTGGTGCTTGCAGGCGTGTAGAAATTTCTCTGGGCCTCTTTTTTATTCTCGAATGGATGAATAAAGTCCCATACGGCTTCAGATTGGGGCTTGACACTTGCGGACCATGCTGCTGGGGGGCGGTCTGGATTGTCTACATAATCAGTCAACAACACATTTCCCATGGGATTATCAATTGTAGGAAGGGTCACGGTGTCACGGGCCCAATAGGGCGCACGTCCTTCACTTTCGGTCGGGCGAATCTTTCCGTCTGGAATCTGATTGTTTACGTAAAGGAAATAAAGAACGGCCAGGACAAGAACTCCAAGAGCGAGTATACGAGCGTCCCGCTTTATGAGGTACAGGATACTCATCGCGTAAATGATAAAACGGGTCGTTGCCGAAACACGTTCTTTGGCTGACTGAAATGATGTTGGCCAAAATTCAAGAAGTTTGTCCTTGCGAAATATATCATGAGGATCCATCTACTATTTACTTTTTACTTTTTTTCTGACGGGAGCCGCTTACTACACGGCGCTGGGAGGCGGGGGAGGAGCAGCTCAGGCCGCCGCCCATCATTCCAGACAGAAGGCCGGACAGCGCCGACGGATCAAATGACCCGCTCTCCGCGCACTTCTTAGCAGCCGCCTCAATCGCCCCGAGCGTCTCTGGAGGGAACATAGAAAGAGTCATTCCGATCATGTACATACCGTTCAGATGGTTCCAAATAGCCTGCTTAGCCTGGTCTGATGCACCGTCCCAGACTGGCGCGAAACGCATTTGCTTTATGAAGGCTGGATCACGAGTCGTAAGACCCTTTGCGTCAATCTTCATAAAGGCATCGAGTGGACCCCGAACGGAAGTATAACGGGCCGCCTCGTAGTCAGCCTTGAAGGCCTTCACGGACTCGTCATCCGGAAAAGCGCTCTCAAGGTCACGAATAAAGTCAGAGTACAGCTCGTTAAAGGCATCCAGGGAACTCATTTTAAAGAATTCTTTTTATTTTTTTAAGTCTCCCTCGCGAGACTTCCTCCTTAGGTATCAAAAAGGTTCCAGACTCACAGACTCCCTGTGTCCAGACCCCTGTGCCACTATAAGGTACACGAGGATGGCCACGAGAACTGCCGGCTTAGCATACTCTGAGTTTGGTGCACTGGCCTTTCCATTCATTTTGTTTTTGGCCATTATATAAGCAACCGTGACAGCGCCTGCGATCAATGCGGCCGTCGCTGGCTGACGAAGGTACTGATCCATTTCTTATTGTTGAGCAGGATTTTTCATAGTCTCTGGCGCGCTCGGAAAGAGTTCCTCTTTGTGAGGAGTCTGAGTGACTGGAGTGACGTTTATAGTCTTGGATCCTCCGGGGGTCTCGTCCGGAGTCGGGAGTCCGGTTTCGTCTATAGGTGTCCCCTCGGCAGGAGGAGGACCTTCAGACGCTTCTAGTGCCGCATCCATATCAGGCTCTTGCTGAGTATCCTGAATGAGGTCTTCTCCAGGCTCTTCTTCGGGCTCATCATCTTGTCCCATGTTGAAATCATCAATATCTTTTGGAAAATAATTGTCCATGATGGCCTCGAGTGGAACGAGGTTCTCTATAGTCTCACGGATGCACTTGGTGAAACGCCTCGTCAGCTCCTCGCGACGCTCGCTCGTAGACTTCTCTTCCGTGATACAATAAGGATCTTCGTAGAGGTCCCGTGCGCACTCAATGAATGAAGTATGGACAAAGACGTCGTTGCTTGGCAACTTTAAATTTATTTTCTTTGAAGATTTATCTATACGGATCGCGCTGAGAATCTTCACGTGGATGACGAATACGGCCGCTATAAGACGGGGGAACAAAGGGCAGGCCTTGAGTATGTTTGCTACGTGCTCTTTGACCTTGACGTTCGACCATTCACCCTTGATCTTACGAAGGTTCTGACGGTAATTTTCAAGGTATTTGCGATCCTTTGTCTCCTTCTTGGTATCTTCCCAAATAGTGACGAGAACCTCAATGATTTCTGGGAGCATCGCATCTACGAGTTTTCTCGAGTAGCGCCTCTCTGCGTCATTGAGAACTTCCATTAGTAATAGTGTACTTTTTACTTCCCGCGGAGTTTCGCAGCAACCTTCTGCATGTTTGCCAGGCCTGCAAAGAGATCGTCTCCTGGTTCGGTCTCGACCCCTTGGGCCGCCCTCGTAGACCTGCCTGACTCCTTGCGGGTCGATTTCAGGTCCCACGTCACTATGTACTGACCTTGTTCAAGACCCTGGGAAACACGATATCCCGAAAGAGTCAGTTGTCTCCTCAGGTACCAGAGGGCCTCTTCATAAGGGTACATAGGAAACCCGAGGACCATCGGAGGAACTTGAAGGATCGCATACTTTTCTCGGCGCTCTACAGCAGCCTGAACTTTTCTTGAAAATTGTTCAAGAATATTTTTATAAGTATTTTTTCGGATGCTCCTCCGTTCTCGTTCTTTCTCGGCAATTTCACTGGCCGATATCATTACTAGAAGCCAGTAGTTTTATGAACCCCTAGTCTACGCGACAACATTCGTCGTACCGGGAAGTTCGCGACTTTGCTGAACGGCCTGTTTGAGCTGAAATCCGAGAGAATCTCGTACGTCCGAGTAACTTTGGTACTTGTCAGGGGTGAAACGTTCGAAAGGTCCGTCTGTAGAAGGAGAACTTGTGCGCGTGTTCCTCAAGAGATTCACTGCTCCATCAGGCGCCACAGTTGCAGTCACATCGTACTGCTCTCCGAAAAATCCCCGAGTATCCAAAAACATGAACCGAGCGTTATAGTTTGTCTCGCCCTGAGGATCCCTGATTGGATTTATAAACACAGTATTTACTGGTTGAAGCCATGGAGCCCCTGCCTGTATCTTTTCTATGATAGCCTGGATTATGCTCCTCGGAACTGATGGAGTGTTGATAGGAGCGACTGGGTCCGCATATTTTGCCGTCAGAGAAGATGTATTCCAGAAAAGGTACGCGGTCAAAAGAGCAACCACCCCAAGAATGGCCACATCAGTCTTCATGTGTTATTACTGTATTTTAAAAAAAATTATAAAGTTTAATGGCGCTACTGGTTTTCAGTGACAAGTGTCAATACTCATTTGAACTTTTAAATTTTATAAAATCTAATCCGACTCTAGGGCCAATGATCAAGTATCATAACGTATCTACGCACGGACGGCCTGCAAACCCTCACGTAAAGAGGGTCCCTACACTTATAACTTCAGAAGGAAATATACTCGTAGGGGGTGAGGTCAGAAACTGGCTCGAGTCTATGATACCCGTGGAGATTGAGAATTGGTCTTCCGGGGGTATTACGTCTGCATCGCTCGACGGAGGTGAAGGAGGACGAGACATGTTTGAACTTGATTCATATGGGATGAGTATGCAGCCTATGCTCACCCCAGAACTCAAGGCAAAGATGACGAAGGACGTAAAGGATGCTTATTCTTCAGGTATTAGCAGTTAAAAGAAATATGTACTTATTCGGAAAGATGCATCTACGCACTATTCAGGCGAATGCTATTAAAGGCATTTTTGAGGTTCTAAAGGACATAATAAACGATGTGAATGTATATTTCGGCCCGGAGGGTCTGAAAATCCTGACACTTGATACCGCCAGAGTCACCTTGGTCCACATGACAATGTCGGCCGAAAATTTTGAAGAATATTCTTGTCCTCAGGAGATTACGGCCGGATTGAATATGGCCAATACGTTCAAACTCCTCAAGTCTGTCGGTCCTTCCGATACACTTACTATGAATATAGAAGGGTCCGAGACTCTTCAGTGTATCATAGAAAATGTGGCAAAAAAGTCAAAGACGACATTCAGTCTAAAACTTTTAGATATTAATGAAGATATTTTAGATGTCCCTGAAATTTCAATGGATGTCATCACGACCATGCCGAGCATAGACTTTCAGAGAGTGGCGCGCGACATGGGAAATCTTTCGTCCGACATGAATGTCTACAGAGACGGTAACCTGCTCGAACTGTCTTGTGAAGGAGACTTTGCAAACCAAAAGACTGTTTTAGAATTTCCGGATTCCTATCCTAAAAAGATTGGAGCGACCTATAACCTCAAATATATCAACATGTTTACCAAGGCGACGGGTCTCTGTTCGAGCGTTCAACTCATGCAAGATTCTTCTGATGAAAATATGCCAATTGTTTTTCGGTACGGAATTGCAAACTTGGGAGACGTAAAGTTCTACTTGGCACCCCGAGTAAACGAAACTTAAAAGTTTTGGTATCGGTTCCCGTAATGGAAGCCAGATTTAACGAAAAGGTACGCGAGTTTCAGTCTAGAATAGAGGGGGCCCAGGGGTCTGAAAAGGGGAGAATAGAGGGTGAAATGTATGAATATATGGCCATGACTGCTCCATTTATAAAGGAATATCACCACGGAGAGTCAGATGCATCTTTAAGTACAAAGAAGGTGGCCGGAATTCAGGTATCGTCGCGCAAGGGGGTCCAGCGCCAGGATATCTACACTTCATATCTCATTCAGGTTGAGGGTCAGCCCGACCCCAAGGTTCGTGCTAGATGCGAAGTGACAATGCCAAACATGGCATGTACAAAGTGTGGAGCTAAATTTTCCAAGTTTATGGATGAAACTCTTAGCGAAGAAATTTGTAAAAATTGTGGGCTGACTGAATTTATTCTTGGAGAAGAGGTTGGATTCAAGGAGGAGCAAGAAATGGAAAAGAATGTGGTCTACTCATACAAGCGTGAAAATCACTTTAATGAATGGGTCAGTCAGTTTCAGGCCAAGGAATCCACGAGTGTTCCCCCAGAAGTTATAGATGAATTGAGGGTTGAATTTAAAAAACAAAAGGTGAAGGATCTTACTGAGATTACTCACGAAAAGGTCAAGGCTCTTCTCAAAAAATTGGGACGCTCGAGATTTTACGAACACGTTCCGTATATAACGACGATTCTCAACGGGATACAGCCTCCGACGATGAGTCAGGACCTGGAGGCCAGGCTCAGACTCATGTTTCACCAGATTCAAAAACCTTTTGAGAAACATCGACCCAAGGACCGAAAGAACTTTTTGTCATATTCTTACGTTTTGTATAAATTTTGTGAGTTGTTGGGAGAGGATGATTTTTTGCCGTGTTTCCCTCTCCTCAAGTCAAAGGAGAAGCTGTACAAGCAGGACGAGATCTGGAAAGGAATTTGTGAAGAATTGCGCTGGCAATTCTTCAAGACAATCTAGTTCTCTTACTCTTCCCGATACGCATGAGGTTCTTTACTCCTTGATGTGGAGATTGTTTGAGACGAAGCATCGCCGCGGCTGCTGAGTTTGCCCGCCGCGCGCTCGCTGCCTCCTTAGCCGCCTTGGCCGCCACGCTATTAGCCTTGCGGGCTATCTTCAGGTACTCCTGCTTCTCCTTGAGAGTCAGGGGCGCGTTAGACTTGCGGACCTTGCTAATGAGACCCTTTACACGTGTCTCCTCAGCTTTTACCAAGTGGCGCTTTTTGTAAGATACATGCGCCTTCTTGAGACGGGTGCCCATGGCCCGTAGACGAGCAACACTCCGGCCCAGAGCTCCTGCGACAGCCTTGGTGCTTCGGCGCGCCACAGAGGCGAGAGCGGACGCTCCCGCGCGCACGGTCCTGACTCCGTGACCTATAGCGTTTTGAATACGCACAATCATATCCAGAGTCTGCCGAACCTTTGTCGCCCCCGCTCTGTACATTGCCGCGATGAGTTTGGCAGAAAACTTGAGGAATATCTTGGCGGTCACTGTCGACATTTTAACCCCTACTCTGGCGATAACCAGAAGGGCCTTGGCAGCAGCGACAACCGGTGGTCCAAAAAGGCGCGCACTCTTCTCAGTAATGTGAAGAGCTAAAAGAACCATCATAGTATAAAATCCAAACTTGGCATAAGGCGTGACCCGTGCGATCAGTTCAGCAACTTCGGCACTTACGGACTCTGCCAAAGCGAGAATTCCGGCGGCCGTCACTGCATTCATCCCCTGTGCCGGCACGTGAACATCCACGCGGGGAGCGCCCGCCCTTTGACCCAGTAATCCAGCGGCAGTTTTAACCACTGTAGCTCCTAGAGCCGCGGCCATCTGCATTCCACCTCCATGACCTCCTGTAATCATAGCCATTTACTTTTTAACAATTTTATATTTTGGATCCGTCTTGAAACGGCTCGCATATTTTGCGCGGACCCACTTGGAATCAGCCTTGTATATACGGCTGGCCCGGGGGAGATGGCCCTTTGTCAATGTGCTGATTGCCACGAGTCGACGAACGACGGCCCGAGGCTCCTCCTTTCCTTTCGTGACTGCTTTGCTCAGGGCCTTGTGGCGATTGGTCATTGCTTCTACCGGGTGGTAGCCGTAACGAGTCAACATGCCCTTCTTGAGGGTACCTATGCGAACTTTGGACTTTCCTGCCGTTCCTACATCATAGGCCGGGACCGCCCTGACACGGGTCCGACTCGCCTTCCGGATGTACGAGTAGGCCTTCCGTCCCTTGCTCGCCTTGACGTAGATTCTCTTCGAACCGTTCTTCCGAATGTGGCCAGTTCGGATTGTGTGCTGCATTTACTAGTGGACAAGATTTTTGTCCGTCGCAGAAGAGACGGAGCCTGTCTGCACTGAAATCAAATATATCCATAGTTGAAGTATCCAACTTGTATGTTTGGACAGAGCTCTTGTGACGCAGACGAAGTGCTGAATTAAATAAATTCATTATAAAACTTGCCAAGGTGTTGGTGGGGCGCGGAGGAGCCTGAGTTGTCTGAATGGCCAGGGTTTCCAAAAAAGGCCTGTCTACAAAAGGCATGAAAGGCACCTCTTCCTGCATGGCTCCGTCGACATATCTCCACGGACCTATGAGGACCGCTGAGAATATCAAAGGAACGGCTATAGACGCAGAGACCACTTCAGTCACGGACTGATTCGGATGGGACTTGTGGGAAAAATATACCGTCTCGCATCTGTCGATACAAAATGCCGACACGTAGAGGTCCACAGGTCGGGCCCTGTACAACTGAGAGAACGTCATGTCCTTCACTCCAAAACTTTTTAAAAATATTGTTTGTAAACTTTTTTGGATCCGTTCAAGTGGTATCAATCCAAAGTGTAACAATAAATTTTTAATGTTTGGTTTCATGACAGCCCTGAGTGGAACCTTCAGGGAAAAATCGAGAATTTCTGGAATGTCGCCCTTAAAGACAACCCAGAGAAGCGCGAGGATGGAGCCCGAGCTGCACCCGCTCACGGCCCTGACATCTGAAGTGTCAATCTGTGACAATTTTCCTAAAAATAAATAAAAAGCCATTGCTCCTGGGCCTATTATGAGATTCTTTGGTCTCATGACCTAGTAGTAGGCTGGAAACAAAATACGGAGATAAGAAAACACCAAGAGAAAAATGAGGCCCTTGCCGACGGTCGTTGTAGGACCATCAAAAGGCATAGGGGCCATTTCTAACATAATTGTAAGAACTCCCGGAACGATAATATCGGCCGTAGTCACGTTGTGCTTAAGGACAAAGCGAATGATGACCCATGAAAGTATAGGAACGATAAGAAAAGCAATTCCTCGTGTTTTGGATGAAATCTGGGTCAGCATGAAAAGTGTGGCGGGCACGGCCACCTTTGGGGCTGCAAGGTCAGGTAACATCTTATTTTAATTCAATATAATATTCAAGCCATGTCTGGAAACTTTGAGGATCAAAGAGTTCCCTGAAATGAAGTTTCCGGTACAGACGCATGACGTCCAGACGAAGTACACAGTCTGACCAGAACCTTTCGGCTTCGTGAATAATCTGGGTATACTCTGCAACCCCATATCGGTGCTTTACACGATGGCACCCGTCGTAGACAAATTCTTGAATACGCACGACATCTCCATAAATCTCATCACTGTACAGAGCCTCAAAATCCTCTGGATGTAAAGGCTCTGGGCTCTCTTCACAGTCAGAGTCGGAGGCTGAAACCTCCTGGTCTGGCCGCCTGAACAGAGCGTCACGCGAATACTCGTCACCGAGTCCCATTTTTAATTGTTAGTATAGAGACGCTCCCCTTTAATCAATGTCAATACAGAGCATGTGTGAGGACCTCCAAAACGCTTTTCAATAACTCATCTTGCGAGGACCCCAAAACGTTTCATCCGGCCCGACCTATCAGGGCGAACACGGAGTCTCCTGTAGCCTGATGAACTCCTGAGAGTCATCCAGGCCAGCGCAAGAACAAGAGAGAAGATTATCAATGATAAGATCTTCATTACTTATTAAACTTATTTTTTTTCATTTTTGAGACCAGTCACGCTAACAGACGAAACATCTTTGGTCGGCTGGGCCGCCTCTATCGCCTCTATCGCCTGATCGACCCGAGCACCATCGTTATTGAAAAAGTTCAAAAGGCCAGTGCGTATAACTTGCTTCGTGATGGCTCCTTTGGATGTCTTTTTCTTGAGATTGACCTTTACAGTGTCTTTTACCTTGACAGTGTCAATGTCATTCTCAGTCATGTGCTGAGTGATCTGGGTCTTGAGTTCCTTCTCGCGCTTGTTGAGTGCTGAAAGGTCCTGACGAGCAGCAGCGAGCGTGAGTTTCAAAGAGATCCATTCCTTCATGGCTTCAGAGAAATCCATTTGTTATTGTTTGCGAAAGAAATGAATGAGACTGTACGCGTTTAACGCCGACGGCGTCTGTGGTGCCTGTCATCGTCATCATCGTCGTCGGCACGGTTGAGAGGGGCCGTCGTAGGTTTCGTAGTGACTGCGGGAACAGGCGTGGTTTGTGCGAGATTTGCAGATTTAGCCACCATGGAAGTCGTTGGTGTTGTGTTTGTCATTGTAGTGACGGAAGTGGCTCCTGGCATCGTCTTGACGGGCACCACGCTGGTAACTGTGGAAGGTGTGGAGCTGGTCATCGTCTTGACGGGCACCATGGTAACTGTGGAAGGTGTTGACCCATACATCGTCTTGACGGGCACTACGCTGGTAACTGCGGAAGGTGTTGACCCATACATCGTCTTGACGGGCACTACGCTGGTAACTGCGGAAGGTGTTGACCCATACATCGTCTTGACGGGCACCATGGTAACTGTGGAAGGGGTGGAGCTGGTCATCGTCTTGACGGGCACCATGGTAACTGTGGCAGGGGTGGAGCTGGTCATCGTCTTGACGGGCACTGTTCCTGGCGCATCATAGCCTGATGACCGATTGAGGGTCATCCACGCTAGTATGATGACGAGAGCAAAGACTACCCACGGGAGAATCTTACTCAACTTCATTACTTATTAAATTTATTTTTTTTTCAAACATGTAGACTTTAAAAGTTACATATATTCTGGGCTTATCTCGAAGTGAGGGCGCATGGTATCCGGAGGAATTGTGCTAAGGTTAAAGATGGATACTGGGGTCCTTGGGTTGATGGGCTCTGAGCGGAAGTCGCGGTTGGCATTACGGAGAACGCCGCCAATCGTCTCTGGGTAGCCAATCTGGCTGCGGGGATCCAGGTAGTTCTGACCCTTGAGGATCGCGTCTGGGGCAAACTTACCAAAATCTTCCATTGTCGTAATTTCACGAGGGATGAGACCCGCCGCGCTCACGTCATAATCAGTGCTGTTTGCGGCCATAAGTCCAGCGGGGGCCGCGTTGTACGTAGCACCTGGACGGTCTAGGTCACTTCCCTGGATACCTGATGCGTAGTAACTAGACCTGGGCATGAAAAGAGCGGCCAAAAGTACCACAAGTAGGACAATCGCCACGACAGTCTTGCGTGAAGGCATTTGTTATTATGAGCATACTTTTTTCTGGAGTCAGTCGACATAATCTGTAGGATCATCCTCGGCGACCTCATCCTCATCCTCAAACATATACTGTGTTGGAAAGGATTGAGGTCGGGCACCTCCTCGGAGACGGGCCTGGACAACACGCCAGACCGGGCCAAAGGACTTCTTGAGGAACCACAGGCCGGCCAGCTCGACAAATAGATCGCACTGGGCTCCTGGCTCCACGGCGGAAAGATCAATTGGCTCCTTCTGGCTGTTGAACGCCTTTGTTACAACCTCGCCCTTGAGCTTGGCAAGGCTGGCGTTCAGACATCCTTCTGTGACGCTCCCCTGATATGCTCCCTGAATAGTCTCGTCGCTCAGCTCACGGCCGAACCAGGCCACCTTGGATTTCTTGGCCTCCTCGACAATCTGGTCATCGATAGATGAAAACTTCTCGGAGTACTCTGGTACCTCGATAGTGATAGATGATGTCAGACCCTCCTGGACCTTTACGTTTTTCAGCTGAAACATCTGACCGGTAATTTTAAGAAAGTAACGACCATCGGGCAACTTCTGAGGCGACGCAAACTCCATTATAAATTATTAACTAAAATATTCTTTAAGAGTAATGTGCAGCTGTCTCCCAGGTCCTACTGGGACATTCTGCGGATGGATAGGAAAGGCAGACGGAATCGTACGTCCCTGTGATCCTGGGTCTTGCCAGCCCTCTTGCGACGGACCTCCTCCTTCCAGTTTGAGTCAATACCAAGCTACGACTGGAGTAGGCCTTCCTCCTGGGTTTGGTCTGAATCTGATGACGAGCGAACGGGCAACAAAATTTAAACTTGAATCAGACTTTGAAACTCTTCAACCAAATTACGGACCTCCTTATCATCGCCGCTTCTTTTGGTTACTTTTTCTCACAGGAGTCATGGTTCTCATGTCCGTGTTCCTCATATAAAGACTCGGGCCCCGTGTATAATAGAAATGGCCACTCTTGATTCTATCGCTCTCGACATTGCTGCCCTACAGAAGGACCTGAAGGCCCTGCGGAAGATGGTCCGCAAGGTCATCGGAGACATTGAGGATCCGACTGGTGAGAAGAAGGAGGCTCGCACGAAGAACAACGGTTTCAACAAGCCCCAGGTTGTCACGCAGGCTCTTCGTTCTTTCCTGAACCTTGGGGCCGACGAGATGATTTCTCGCTCCCAGGTGACCAGGGCAGTAAACGCTTACGTGACTGAGAAGGAGCTGAAGAAGGGCCAGAACATTACCCTTGATGCCCCTCTTCAGGCTCTGCTGAACCCTCCCGAGGGCACGCAGATTACCTTCCTGAACATTCAGAAGTTCCTGAACCAGCACTACGTGAAGCAGGACAAGCCCGCTCCTCCTCCCAAGGAGACCAAGGAGCCAGTGGCCGAGAAGCCGGCGCGTCCAAAGGTTAAGAAGTCATCTTCGGCTTAAAAATATAATATGTGTAATAAGAAAACATGGAGGCCATTCCTGGTCCTCCCAGAAGTGTACTGGATACACTTGTGGGAACCAAGGTGAAAAATACAAACTATTATATTAGAGCATTTACCCATAAATCAGCGCTCAAGCGATATGAAGGCCTTTCGTCCTCTTACGAAACGCTCGAATTTATGGGTGATTCTGTCCTCGGCTTTGTAGTCACAAAGTGGCTTTTTGATCGTCACGAAAAGGAACAAGAGGGGTTCCTGACCAAGGCTCGTACGAAGATGGTCAGGGGTACTACGTTGTGTGAGATTGCCAAGGAGCTGGGTTTTGACAAATGGATCCTCATGGACGAAAAAGGTATAAGGAACGGATGGAACACAAACCCCAAGATTCTCGAGGATGTCTTTGAGGCTTTTGTAGGCGCTATATACCTCGACCTTGGGATGATTTATGCAAAACAATTTATTTTAAAATCTTTTGAAAAAATTGAGACTGACGTAAACTTTGACGACAACTACAAAGACCAGCTGATGAGGTGGTGTCAGGCTGAGAAGATTGACTTGCCCGAGTACAAAGTTGAGGGAAATGTGAATGGAATTTTTGCAGTGTCCCTAATAGTAGATGGAGCAAAAATGGGGTGCGGGTACGCAAGTACCAAAAAACAGGCTGAACAAAACGCCGCCGAACTCTTACTTAAGACGGACAAGCGGTTTAAGAAGAATGGAGCCAAGAGTAGCGGAACTTCTGAACCGCACGTACTTTGAGCAAAGGAGTGAAGAATGGCTCTCTCTTCGCGAAAATATGTTGACGGCCAGTGACGTCGCGAGCGCCCTGGGGCACAATCGCTACGAAAAACCAGATGATCTTTTGGCCAAAAAAGTTTTGAAAAAAGCTTGGGCAGGGAACGCAGCCACGGCTCACGGAACGCTCCTGGAGCCTGTCGCCCGTGATTTGTACGACGCACGGACCGGCCGCAAGACCCACGAGATTGGCCTGGTCCAGCACCCAAAGTACCCTTTTCTTGGCGGGTCAGCCGATGGCATTACTGAAGACGGTCTCTTGGTCGAGATCAAGTGTCCTTTGACTCGCAAAATTGAGGACAAGGTCCCAGAACACTATCTCCCTCAAATTCAACTTTTGTTGGAAATTTTAGACTTTGAGGATTGTGATTTTGTTCAGTACCGTCCAGCGACCGTCACTCACGTGAAGACCAAGGGCCCTTGTGAAGAAAACGGAAGTCCTCCTCGTTTCGCCGAAGTTCCTGTTCCTGAAATTTTTATGGTCACTCGCGTCAAGAGAGACCGATCGTGGTTCGAAAACCATATCAAGACTATGCAGGTGTTCTGGGACCGTGTAGAAAATGCTAGAAAAAACGGGTTATGTGAAGTCGTGTGGGACGAGCCATACGTACAACAAATACATTGTGAAGTGGTAGAAGATGAACCCCAAGACTGTTTACAAGTGCCCGCACAAGCCCAAGTTTCTGACGTGCAAGGAATGTCAAGTGAATTTCTGTGCGAGGTGCATTCAGCTTGAGGTTCATGATTGCCCCAACCTGGAAACACGTTCCAAAAATGAAAAAAATATTTTGTCTGAAAAGCTCGTAAAAGTGGTGGCACCAAAGGTGATCAAGATTTGAATTTTGTAAGATAGATGGCGGCTGCCGCCAGAACAATCACGAGAATGAGTGGACTGGGCGAGGACGTACCACGCCGTCTCATAAAGTCTGGAAGTTTTTGAGACCCGATAAAGTCTTTATCATAGACATAGTTAAAGTTGAGATCTGGGCGGACCCACGAGAGTTTCCCATCGTTCCGCTCGTACTTGCGGGCCGGAAAGGAGGGGAAAGGAGCTGTAGGCTTACCGGGCATGGTATTGAACCACATGTTGCTCGCGTCACTCAGGGCCATCACGTTAAAGTCCTTGAGATCGCGGTTCGTGTCGAGACGATCGCTAGGAGTATTGTCGTAAGGACGCGTGAAGGTTCCGTCTGGCTGCCAGTTGTGCGACCCATCGCTTGACACGCCATACGTTCCCGTCCAGGTGTACGGGTTGAAGCGGTTTATGCTCAGGTCATCATCTAGCATAAGCGCTGTGGCCATTAATAGACGCCGACATTTTTTGTATCCTGGTAGACTTTTCCCTGGACCTTTTCACGATGAAGAGCCCACATTTGATCCAGATCTATATTCAGCATACCCGCTAATTGAAATAAATAACTGAAAACGTCGCCCATCTCCTGAGTCACGTCCGTACCCTTGTCTTTTTTGAGTCCTGTCTTGCGATAAGTCCTTAGCATTTGACGTATCGCACTGGCCAACTCGCCATTTTCTTCAGTGTAAAGCATCCATACTGTGCTTACAGTCGCCTTGTCCCACCCTTTGTGTCTACACATTTTCATAGTTTCATCACGATACTGATTCATCTTAGACTAAAAGTTCAGTTTCTGTTTATCTGGGCAAGAGGCTTGCGAAACCTGATGACCAAGAAGATACATGCAAAGAGAATAATCATTTCGGACGCCAATTTCCAGTTTTCTACAGTCTCTTTACTGGCTCCCCTCGCCAGGGCCCTTGGTTCCACGACCGCGTTACTGAAGAGTCGTACGGCCCGATCGATGGCGAAGAAAATGAAGAATCCTATGAGAATGTCATCAAGGGCTTTCATCTACTAGAACCCAAACTTAAAGTTCTGGGGAAGTTTGTTGCCGTATGTACTGGTGCTGGTGGGGCGCATCTCTGGGACCGGATTTGCCATGATGTCCCTAATATACACGAGCTGCTGAAGAACCCCTGATTCGACCGTCTGTGAAGCCTCAGTGACGACCGCTCGGTTCATTGCGTCGAGTTGACTTTTGACGTTGGTATAAGGGTCTCCACGCATATTCACAAACACCTTCTTCATCAAAAACTGAAGATCGGCATCATTCTGGCGGTCGATTGTGTACCCGGTGGTCGCCTGAATATTTCTGATGATTGCCTGATGAATTTGTTCTCTGTTAAAGTCTGAAAAAAAAGCAGTGTCTAGCGGCGTAGGCAGATACTTGGTCGCCATTACTACTGGTTGGTATAAAAAAATAGACTCCTTGTAATGCAAATGAAGGTCTTCAAGCGTGATGGCTCTACGGAGGAGATGCTCTTTGACAAGGTTACTCAGAGGATCCGCAAACTCTGTACCGGCCTGGATGTAGCGCCCGACCGAGTCGCCCAGAAAGTCTTTTCAAATATGTACGACGGAATTCACACAAGTGAGATTGATTCTCTGAGTGCCGACGTGGCCATAGATCTTATGACGGAGAACCCTGATTACGAGACTCTCGCGACCCGGCTGACCGTAAGCAACATGCACAAGACGAGCCCCAAGTGTTTTTCGGACTGTGCTTTGGTTCTGTATCAAAAAGGGCTCGTGAGTGACGAGTTTATCAAAGATGTAAAGTTAGAACTGGATTCGATCATCCTTCACGAAAAAGATTACTCATATGGATTTTTTGGTCTCAAGACCCTCCAGAGGAGCTACTTACTTCCAGGGGAGACCCCTCAATATATGCTCATGCGCGTCGCCCTGGGTATTCACGGTCAAGATACAGAGCACGTGAAAGAGTCCTACAAGCTCATGTCCGAAAAGTACTTTACGCACGCGACCCCTACCCTTTTCAACGCAGGATCGAAGAATCCACAAATGTCCAGTTGCTTCTTGGTCGCCATGAAGGAGGATTCGGTTAACGGAATTTTTGAGACACTAAAGGAGTGTGCCCAAATTTCTAAATGGTCGGGGGGTATAGGCATTCACTGCTCGAACATCCGGGCCAACGGTTCAGTCATCAAAGGGACCAACGGAAAATCGGATGGAATAATTCCAATGCTTCGAGTCTTCAATAATACAGCAAGGTACATCAATCAGGGGGGTGGAAAACGCAAGGGATCCTTTGCGTTTTACCTCGAGCCGTGGCACGCAGACGTAATGGAGTTTTTGGATCTGCGTCTCAATCAGGGTGACGAAGAGTCCAGGTGTCGCGACCTTTTCACGGCCCTCTGGATCCCTGACCTGTTCATGAAGGCCATAGAGTCCGATTCTGACTGGCACCTGATGTGTCCGAGCGAGTGCCCTGGTCTCCAAGATGTCTACGGCTCAGACTTTGAAAAACTTTATAAAAAATATATTGATGAAGGAAAATTCATAAAGGTCCTAAAGGCCAGACAAGTCTGGGACTCGATCCTTCGGTCCCAGATAGAGACCGGGACTCCTTATATGTGCTACAAGGACTCGGTCAATGTAAAGTCTAACCAGAAGAATATAGGCCCCGTCAAGTCGAGTAACCTTTGTACCGAAATCATGGAGGTATCGGGACCCGACGAAACGGCCGTGTGTAATCTGGCTAGCATCTCTTTGCCCGAGTTTGTGACTGCAGGTGGGGACTTTTCATACAAGAAACTTCACGACGTAGTCAGGGTCATCACGAGGAACCTGAATCGCGTCATCGACCGGAACTGTTATCCGACCGAACCTGCAAAGAGATCCAACCTGAAACACCGGCCGATCGGTATAGGAGTCCAGGGACTTGCAGACGTGTTTATGATGCTCGGGCTTTCTTTCGACGAGCCAAATGCCCGAAATCTCAATCGAGCAATCTTTGAAATAATTTATTACGCGGCTCTGACCGAGTCGTGCGAGTTGGCCAAGGAGGAGGGATCTTACGAAACCTACGAAGGGTCTCCAGCGTCTCAGGGAGTTCTCCAGTTTGACCTTTGGAATCAAGTTCCGGAGATGTGCGATTGGAATTTTCTGAAGAAAAAAATCAAGGAACACGGTCTCAGGAACTCTTTGCTTGTCGCGCCCATGCCGACCGCCTCCACGGCCCAGATTCTCGGGAACAACGAGGCGTTCGAGCCCTACACGACCAACCTGTACCTGAGGAGAACTCTGGCCGGAGAGTTTGTCATGATCAACAAACACCTCGTGAAAGATCTTCAAAAGTTGGGTCTTTGGTCAAAGCACGTGAAGGACCAGATTATCGCAGCCAACGGGTCTGTCCAAGACCTCCAGGGACTTTCTGAAAAGTTGAAGAATGTGTACAGAACCTCCTGGGAAATTCCTCAAAAGAGCCTGATAGACATGTCGGCCGACCGAGGGGCTTTCATAGACCAGTCGCAATCACTCAATATTTTCATGGAGAATCCTTCGATGGCCAAGTTGAGCTCTATGCACATGTACGGATGGAAGAAGGGACTAAAAACAGGTATGTACTATCTTCGGACCAGGTCAAAGGCCCAGCCAATCAAATTTACTATAGACCCTGCAGTCCTTGCATGTTCGCGTGAAAACCCGGAAAGTTGTTCGATGTGCTCCGGTTAAACAAAATAAATTTAAATAAACAATGGAAGAATGTTGGAAGGATCTTCCGAACGATCTTGTATTTTACATAGTGGATCTTTCTGGAGATATAGACCTTCGGAGAGCCTTTGGCTTCCTGCCCCGAAAACTTTCGCCTGAAAGAATTCTCGGTCTTCATTTTCTTTTAAATTCTCACGATGGTCTCGTGTATAACATGGATACGAAATCTCTTCACATACTCAGGATACCAGGGGTCTACGTAGTACGACGACCCATAGAACTTGACTATGTGGATAGATGGGCCTGGATGTTCAACGCTCTAGAAGAATCACATACTATAGAAATTTCATGTTCTTCAGGGAGATACTGTTTTGTCCCAGACGCAAGGGATCCTTTTTATACAGAATTAAAAGTTCTCCTGAAAGGATCTGGAATGGCTACCCTCTTGTCCAGTACACTGTGAAGCGGCCCTTTTTGACTGGTACAATTTTTGTGAAAATTGTAAATCGGCCTTTTTTAGTTTTTGAATAAACATTTGGAGATTTCTTTTTTGGTGAATAAACTGTAAATCTTCCCAATTGTTTTTTTGTGTACTTGGTCGGTGAAGGAGACTTTCTGTTTTTAACAGGGAAAACACTCACAGGTGGTGAAGGTGACTCACGGATCGTATTGAGGCCAGAAGGGCGCCGAGAAAGTTTCGCAGTATAGGTACTCAGTGACTGACCTCTGTAAGTATAAGGCATCTTACTTAAAACGAACAAACAAAATAATATAAAGATGCCCAAGTGGAACGAAGTAAACATGGATTGCGTACAGGTCGAAAATGGCCGGGGTCGGCCAAAGTTTGGTCTCGACGGAGGGCCTCTAAAGTTTCAACTTCCTCGTGGAACGTGCCAATGGGGGTACAATCCCGAGTACAAGTCTTTTCAGGTGAGCATATGTGACCCTTCATTTATTACATGGTTCAGGGCTCTCGAGCAGAAGCTTTGCTCGGACGTTCCTTACCGTTCGAACCTGAAGGATGGTCAGTTGCGCATGAAGGCTGACGATTCTACTCTGTTTTTCGGACCAGACGGAGTCCTTTTGGCAGACGGGCCAGAACGCATGAAAGGGGCGGACGTTTCATGCATTATGGAAATTTCTGGTTCCTATTTTTTTCAAGATGTGTATGGCTTGACGTGCCGCGCGTCTCAGGTGCGAATTTGGAACGAGGTGTTCGGTGCAGAATCGGACTTGGGATCGCCTCCTGCTGTTATAAATCGACGGGCTCTTTTGGATGATTGAGACGGGACCATGGGTCCCAGATCACATAAGCCCCTTGGCCGTCTTGTAGAGCTCCGAGCCCTTTTTCGGGAAAGCCATCTCCCCCTTTGGAATGCCCAGTTCCTTCTTTGCCTTGATGACCGCCTTTATCCATGGGTTGGCCTTTCCACCCTTGGCCTTGTCTTTGCTGACAATCTCACCCGTCTTGGGATTTTTCTTGAGATCTTTCTTTACGAGACCGCCGGTCGTGTGATGAGCCGTTCCGTTCATCACCTGAGCGCGCGAACCAACTGCCTGAGTATGCGTCATTTATTCTTTACTTTTATTTTATTGTGGAGCCCAAGGGTGCTGGATAACCGATGCGGCGTCGCCCGCCCACCGAAACCTATCTGACATATCTTCTGGGGGATAACTTACTACGAAACGCGACTTTGAAAAAAGGGAAAAATAGACAAGAAGAAGGATAAGGGATACTAACAGGATCCTCATTACAATTACACACTAAAAATCTTACGAACTGCCCTGGCCGTCACCCCGCCCTTGAGGGAGGTGGGGAGTTGAACCCTGATTCTTTCGTCGGCAAGAACTTCTGCACATACCGCTTGTTTGTGGCCCTGGAGCTCGATGATCGACTGCTCAATGCTTGGAAGGCCCGACTCTGATTCTGCATAAATGAGCTTCTTGACCCAGACCTTTTGTGTCTGCCCGTTTCTGTGAGCCCGAGCTATCGCCTGAAGCTCCGTGGCTGGATTCCAAGCCGGGCAGGTTATGTAGACCCTTGTGGCCGACTGAAGATTCAGCCCGACGCCTCCCGCCTTGATCTGAATCAGGAACACAGGGGCTGGTCGAACTTGACTTTTTTGAAACTGCTCGATTCTCTCAGACCTCTTCAAGGTGTCGATAGAGCCGTCTATCCTGAAAACAGGGATTCCGGCTGCGTGGAGACGCTCTTGAATTTCGTCCATCTCGCCCATAAACTGGCCAAAGACGAGAGATTTTTCTTCTGGGTGTTCTCTGATCATCCGCATCAGAGTATCGATCTTGACGGACCCCCCTGTCCACGCCACCGGGTCGCTCTTTTCCTTGATGGCCATACCATCCAGGTACAACTGAGGCCAGGCCATAACCTGCCTGACTCGCAGGAGACACTCGATGAGTTCCATCTGGTGGATATTTTGCTGACCTTCTGCGAAAATCTCCTCGACCGTTTCTTGGCTCTTCCTGTAAACCTCCCGGTAAATAGAGAGCTCTTCCGGGTTCATCTGAAGTTCGACCGTCTCTATGTCGCAGGGAGGGAGCGTGAATCGCTCGCAATCCTGCTTTGTTCTTCTCAAGAGGTACTTTGTCCTGATTTCGTTAGTGTAGCACTGGATATGGTTTTTCGGGATTCCGACAAAGGAACCGAGAGTCACAAAGTCGCGAATTGAGTTGAAGATGGGGGTACCCGTCACGACCCACCGGATTCGTCCGGGAAGAACTCTGGCCGCAATGGTCGACTTTGCCTTTTGGTTTCGAACTTCGTGACCTTCGTCGAGAATGACTCTATTCCACTCCACGCTGATCAAAGGACACACAGGCCCTCCTTTTCGCTGAGGAAGGACCGAATAGGGAGCGATAGTCACTTGAGCATCAGGGTTCACACTTCTCTTCGGCCCATCAAACAAATGAACTGAAAGGTGCGGGGCAAACTTGGTAATCTCAGCCTGCCACTGCGTCACGATGGATTTGGGAACTATGATTAGAGTCCTTGGAACTGGGTTGGCTATCATAGTCGCCACGAGTTGGACCGTCTTTCCCAGGCCCATCTCATCGCAGAGGAAGCCTCCCGGGTAGTCACTGGCGCGCTCGCGACTCAGGAGCCACTTGACGCCATCGCGCTGGTGCTTAAGGAGACGACCTTGGAGAGCCATTGTTTTTTTGTAGAATTCCTGGTGTCGAACATTGTGACCATAGACACAAAACCTTTTTTCGCGGACCCTAGTAGGAATGGCCCAAGACGAGGCTCTTGTAAAACTTCTTGCGCAAAAGTTTAAAAACCTCTCACTCGGCCAAATGAAGCAAGAGATTAGAGCAATGCCGCCAGGGAATCAAGCCGCGGGAGTCGCCGCGGCCGGAGCCGTCGTTCCAAAACAAAGTTTTAAAAATATTTTATTAGAGTTTCCTTCAAAGTTGGCAGCATCTTTAAAACTTTTGCTTTCCAAGAGTTCTCCGGCGACTCGGCAAGCGCAAGAGGCGGGAGCCGAGGCAACCTTGGAAGTGGTCGCTTCACGGACGAGTCGTTTGGCTTGTACAGTTACAGGCCTCGTTTCAAAAGTATACGAACAAATAGAAAGTTCTTTGGGACACTTGCCAGCACTGTCTATACTCGGACAGACTTCGGGCAGAGTACCCATCTGGAGCGAACGGTACGGTCGCGTCACGCCACAGTTTCTCGAAAAGTTGATTAATAAGGTTGGTCCCGTAAAAGCTTCTAAATTTTTAGGAGAGTTAGGAAGTCGACGTTTTCCCAGGGTTCCGGCCCTCCCAGAGAGGTACGAGGACAAAGACTGGAAATCTTTGTCGAGCATTCTGCCACCAAATGTTTTAGAAAATTTAAAAAAATATACTCGTTCCACAACTCCGAGAGTATCTATGAATAACTCGAGATACACGGTACGATCAAATTCTCTACTCAAGAAGCTCGTGGAGGCTGGAGTGTCCCCGGATGTCGCCAAGCAAGCGTCTCACGTGCTTGCTTCGAGCGGTTCACGCATAAATTGGTCCAGCCCCCCTGTAAAAAAATACTCTGCTGACAGTAGTATAATGAGTAACGTATTTAAGATGGTATCTCGTATGCGTTCTCGCTCAGCTATACAGGCAGCCCTGAAAGAACTTGAAAATAGAGGAGTTCATCCCGCATGGGTATCTTCGATCAGACTGCGTCTCACGACGGCTAAAACACAAAACAATATTAATAAAATTTCACAAGATTTTGCAAATGCTGTAGCCAGGCAGGCTTCAGGGAATACTGCAGGTGCCCAAAGAGCGGCGGTTGGTCCAGGGCTTCCAGTAGCTCCCGGAGGGAAGATAAACCAGAACTGGTTAAAGGAGGTTGGAAATAAAAATTTAGAAAATATGTCGATAGAAACTCTCGTTGGCCTGCGTCGCAAGTACCCTTCAAAAAAGGAGGAGATTGACCGGGCCCTGGGTCCCAAGGTCGAGAGTCTCTTGAGCCGAAACAGCCGGTACGGAACAAGCGGTATAAAGACTGTTCTGAAACTCATGAAGAACGCCCCGAACCTTCCAGGAAAGGATCGAGTCTATGATCTCTTGGAGACACGGATACAAGACATTGAGTACGATGCGCGTAACAATCCAGTCTCGGCCAAGGAAAAGTTGCGTCGTTTCAAGTCGGCTATAGGCTACACAGGGGGTCTCTTTGCGAACCGAAATATAGGTCGTATTTTCTCCAATGCCGAGGCTGAGTACAACAGAAAAATAGCAGATAATAGAAGGAGAAAAATGAATGAGAACAGAAACCGCCGTGGGCTCCCGCCCCTTCCCAACACCCGTAGGATGCCCAATTATTCAGGTGCCCCTCTCGGAAATGAAGGTGTTTTCCGCCCTCCTCCAAATCAGCCTGCGCTAAATCTCCGAGCTCCGCCCAACATGGCTCCTCCTCTGAACACAGGCGAGGTCAAGGCTATCAACAACATTGGGGGTCCCAACAAGGCTCTGAACCTCGTGCAGAACGCGGGAGGCCCGAACAACGTCCTCAGGGCGGCGAATCAGATCAAAGAGGCAGGGGGGTCTCCTGAACTGGCCATAGCCAAAGGAGCCAATGCAAAAAATGTACGGATAGTTCTTCAGCTTGGAGGAGCAAATAACGCTGCAAAGGTGGCCACGGCCGTCCCAAAACTCCGCAAGCGCCGACGATCCAAAAAGGCAAAAAAGACAAAGACCAAGGGACGTCCCAAAGTAACGGCCATAAAGAAGCTCCTGCGTTCCCTGCCGAAGAAGAAGCTCTTGTCTGTCCTGCCCAAGTCAAACAAAGTGGCTCTGGCCAACAAAAACAAGGCCAACGTTGCCACCAGGGTCACAAGTTATCTGACTGGTCGGACGAAGAAGAAGTGAGGTTCTGTGCCCAGGGGCCTTAAAGACCTCGGTGGCTCTTTAACAAGAAAACAAGATGGAAGACACCTTCCGCTACATCCTCACGCTCGACGAGGTCAAGAAGGCTCACCCAGAGTCTTCATGGGTCCGCATCACGACCGTGACGATGATTGCCAAGTTTGAGAGAGACATAGATCTACCAGCTTTTCGTGAAAAATTCAAACCCATATGTATTCGCTCAAAAGGATCAAAATTTGGAGGATTCACGTGGGACATGAAAAAGACTACATTTTATAACCAAGTAACCATCTTCACGAGAGATCAATATTCCAACAAAAGCATAAAACTCTTTCCGAACGGCTCGGTCCAGGTTGCCGGATGTTCAGACCTTTTGGACTGTAGGAGAATAGCCCGCGAAGTTGACTTTATAGTGAACACTGTCTTGTCCGGTCCAGAACCGAATAGACTCAAGCTGGATACAATCAGCGTGAAGATGATTAACACAAATTTTTCTTTAAATTATTCAGTGGCCCTGAACAAGGTTATTCAGCATTTCAGCCAGGCTCGAATCCCTTCGAAAGATCCCGACGAGCCTGACGGAAACTTTCTGGTCACCTTTGACCCCGACCGATACTCAGCCGTGAAGATCAAGTTCTGCCCGGCCCCAGGAATGAAGAGAGTCACGGCCAGTATCTTTTCGACTGGAAAAATTATCGTCACCGGGGCCCAGACTCTCAAAGAGATTGCCTTGGCTTATAAGATTCTTAATCAAAACCTTGGACAGTCTATGCGCATCGGCTGTTCAGAAAAAAAGGATTCGTTCGATACAATCCTAGGCCACAAGTTTAGCGTTTGGGTCACGAAGCTTCAGGAGAAGGGCCTGAAAGCCTGGAGGTCGTGATCGGGTCGGTCTCCAGCCTTTTTTCCTCGGCCTATACTAAATGTCTACGAGACTTGGAATGGGCGAAGGCCGATGTTTGACGTCCTATCTTTCTAATAGACAGACCAACGACGTCATCATGGCTCGTAATGGTATCCAGTACGCCGACAACTACCACTTCCGCCAGTTTCTTCAGAAGGGAGGCGTGCAGTCTCTGAACCTGCCTTTCCGTGATGCTGCGTGTGGTGCTCCAGTTCCAGACGGCACCTCGGCTTTAAAAAATGGCAACCTTAATTTTAAATGAAGATAGTCATTGACGGAAATATAGGCTCGGGGAAGACGACCCAACTTCTTCTTCTCCAGAGAATCGGGGGAATTGTTTACAAGGAACCCATTGAAGAATGGCCGCTCAAGGAGTTTTACGAAGATCCGAAAAAGGGGATTTTCCCTTTACAGATGGCTGTCCTCAGGACTGTCTGTGATAAGGGGCCGGGGATCTATGAGCGCTCTCTCCTCAGTTCCAGATGGGTATTTTGGGAGTGGGCCAAGGCGAAGAATCTCGTAGAGCATGAAAAGACGTATGAATATTTTTATGAAAGGCACACGTGGTCCCCCGATCTTTACATTTTTATAGATAAACCCCCGTCCGATTGTCATAGACACATTAGTTCTCGTCGCCAGGTGGGAGATGACAAAGTGAGCCTAGAGTATCTCAAGGAACTGGACATGTTGTACAAAGATCTCTTGGAAAAGATAGAATGTCCTATTCATATTATGGATGGGACGCGCCGGCCCGAAGAGATTCATGCCGAAATTTTACATATTATAAATAATAATGAGCGCTCAGAGGTGCTCTTCTGTGACGGCGCAGGGGACCAAGTGCAAAAACTTGGCGAGCCACGAAGGAAAGTGCGCGGCGCACCTTGCCCAGACATGTGCAGTGTGTCTTGAAGACATCTCTAGGAGCTCGCAGAAACGCCTCTCGTGTAAACATGTGTTTCATACCAAGTGTATCTTCACCTGGTTTGAAACTTCTGATGAATGTCCCCTGTGTAAGACTGAGCAGGACGCAGACCCCATAATTGTCTTTAAGCATCATGTAGAGGAGAACATGCGACTAAAGTACAGAGATGCGATCAAGTCTCTCGAGACCGACTTGGCCCGAGCGCGCCGTGCCTAAGAAAACTTTATAAAGTATATATTCTATGGAAACGTGCACGGGTCTCACGGCGTCAGGAGCCCGATGCAAGATACGACCCGGGGCCGGGCAGACCCAGTGTCATTTACACAGGGAAAATCCGAATCAATGTTCGGTCTGTCTTCATGGCCTCGCACGGTCCACTCGGACCTTGCCGTGTGGTCACGAGTTTCATCTCAAGTGTGTAGACCGCTGGAAAAGAACATGCAGGGGAGATCCTACGTGCCCTATGTGCAGAGCACCCTTTGATTTACCAAATTATAGAATTAGAATAATAGTAGATCGTGTCGCCGAAGGAACACACGAGGTGCGATCGTACGTGACGTCAAACATCCAGACCATACGGGACGAGTTTGGTCTGGATCTTCGAGTCTTGGAAGCTCATGAAGAAGCGAGTCTTAATATACTTTTTGAAATTGAAGATAATGAAAATTTAGAAGAAGTTTTCAGGACGCTAGGAGTTCCTGGATGATCCAGTACTTGCAGCACCCCGTCTTACGGCGTAAGCCGCACAAAACTTTGTATAGTGAAATCCCGGATGCCATTTTCGATCTGATTTCCTCGGATCGACAATGGTTTTTCCCTTGGCATCAATCATCAGTGGTCCAGACGCATGACCCTGTTTGTGAGACCACAGGTTTACAGGAAAACGAATGATTCGACCGGGAATAAGTTTAGGCATCCCAGGGGTGTTTCGAGCGATCAACATTCTAATATTTTTATTATTTGTTGAAATCTTTCCATCGGAGTTGCTTAGGGGCTTGATGGTTTTACGGGCAGCCATAGCCACGACCGAAGGACGAACGTGGAAAAATTTGGCCAACTTGGCGACAGTGTCTCCCAGACGGACCTTGTACCTGACTGATCCCATCTGCACGTACCAATGAAAGTCCCCCGTAGAGTTTCCAAAGTCATTTGTAGGAGCCACGAAACACATTACTTTGTAAAATCCGGCAGGTGGCTTGGCATTTGGATTTCTCATTTTACGGACAGACCCCGGATTATCGGCTAGGACTCTTTTTACGATCCCATCGCACGTACGAAAATTGAGTCCGTTTGATGAAATTCCACTCTTGTTTCCAGGAACGCTTTTGGACATACGGGTCGCACTAAAACTCCCAAATGCATAGTCGTAGCAATTATCGTGCGTGACGCCTTTCGTTCCCCAAGGATCCCATGAGAATTCTCGTTCCCAGCCCGATTTAGGCAAGGCCCGAGAGCTTGTCGAGTCTCGAACTGGGGCCTTTACCATTATTATCTATAAATATTATAAATGTTAGCCATCATTCGGTCCCGGGATTCTTGCGAACGCCTTTATAACATATTTAGGCCTGTTGGTTCTCTCTTGGACACGTTCCTACTTGCTGTGGGTCTGGCTGCTTTCAAACTATAAATTTTATTACACGTCAAAGTCAGGTATTTTTACGCTTCGTCCTCGTCTTCGTCCTCCTCCTCGTCGTCCCCCGACTCTTCATCTACGAGCGCACGGCTCGGGAGCTTGTTGGCCGCGCTAAACTTCACCTGGTGAACGCGAAAGGTTGACCCGAAACCAGCGGGCGTCCTCCAAATCTGGCTGAGCTCTACAAGAGTCGTGACCGTCTGGCCCTTCTCGAGAGAATCCAGGGGCACATCAGTGCCTGAAGAGTCGTATGACTCGGTCTTGATAGATCCGTTCGCAGGATCCATAATCACCTTGAGATTCAGGATCGGTGAGTAGCCCTCCTTGCCCGAAGGCTTGAAAGGAGCCTTGAACATCTCAGACAAAGTCTCGCGACCCATCTTCTTGCCCATGATTTCCTCGCAGTGGTCAAAGACAAAGTTGAGGACAGCCTTGTTGATTTCATCCAGACGCTTGGCAACATCAGGATTGTCCACACTCAAGGGAAGGTTCGTACTCGTCACCTTGCCCGTGTTCTCGTCAGTAAAGGTACTGAGACCAAAGGGGGCTCGGAGGGGAGGAAGCTTCAGCATGAGCTTCCCTCCTGCCTTGTGGTTCAGGTAGACGACCTTGCCGCCCTTGGAATTTTTGCGCACATCGCTGAACTTGATGTCGGAGACAGAGAGATCGGAAATCTTGGTGAGTGTAAGAGCCATTTGTAGTGCTTTCTACTTATACCTAGGTTGGTGTCTTTAGGCCAGGACACAGGACCATCTTTTTTGTGTGCGTCTTGTAAGGTATGGCGGCCAATGCCAATAAGAACTTGATGTCTCATAATTTAAACAAAAATACCGAGGCTGTCGCCAGGGCCATTTGGGCCCAAGTTGACAATAAATACGTGAAACAACCAGGGAACAAAAACGGCTTAAATAAACTGAAGATTGTGAGAAACAGAGTGATAAGGGGGGGCTGGTACCCGCCGCCCAAGCCTGGATTTTTGTCAGGGCTGACTGGGATGTTTAGCTCGAAACCCGCGGCTAACAAGAATGGAAATATTTTTTACGAAACATCCACGGCCAAACCCAGGCGGTTTGACTTTTTCCGAAGATTCGGACGAACCAAAACTCCTCTTTCGCCAGCAGTTACAAAGACCGCGGTTCAACAGGCCAATACAATAGTTAGTGTGTGGAATAAGCTGACGTCTGAAACCAGTAATACGGCCCAACAAGCAAACGCGTCTCTTTTGGCGGCGAACAACGCTGCTAACCAAGCCAGGGAGGCAGCGAAGGAGATTGCAAAACAACAGGGGGTCACTACTGAACAAAAAGTTGCGGCAAATGCTAAAGCTTATAAAGCTGAAAAAGTGGCCAAGCTCGCAAGGGATCAACGCAACCAGGCTGCTAAAAGCGCGGCAGAGGCAGCCGCGCGTCTCAAAGAGGCCCAATCTAATAAAAACAAGACCGTCGAGGCTGCTCAAAAAGCATCTGAAGAAACACTTGCCCAATATGCCAACCAAGGAGAAATAAATGCCCAGAAGGCGGTGGCCTTGGCCAAGGCAAATGAGGGAATAAAGGCTTCTGTAATGAATACTAATAAGAAAATTTTACAATTTATTAAAAACGATTGGTGGCCGACTACAAATGGAAAGTTTCAAAATAAAAATAAAAAAGTTTGGAAGGCTCGGCAGAACAACAAAAAGAATGCTCTAAGGAAAAACCTTGAAGCAAAACTTAAAAAGATTAATAGTTCCTTGACTTTTAACAATGTAACAGCCGCACGTGTAAATAAAGCCCTTGAAAATAAGCAGATAGGCTGGAAGAGATTGCTGAGAAGGTACAACAACAACAAACAACAGAGGAGGAACTGGGGGCTTAATTTAATTCGGTCAAAAAACCTAGAAGTGCCCACGGCGGGCAATCAGACAATACGCAACCAATTATTTAATAAAGGACAAAGTTTCAATTTTTGGGGGATGCACGGACCGAGTCTCAACGGGCCCTTGAAGAACATCTTGACCAGGACAAAAAATAAGACGAAGCGTTTTCAGTTGGGTTTTGGACCTAAGACTATAACTCCCAGCAATGCACAGTACCAGGCCCTGAAGACGAAGAACGCCAAGGGCAGGTACTACGGAAATCTCAAATTCTGGGAGAACCCAGGCCTTCCAGCCCAAATAGAGATTAGCAATCTTCCCGAGCTTCAAAAGAATGCCCTCCGGAGAATGATCCGCTCAGTCAAGCTGAATAAGAAATACCCGGGTAAGACGCGAAATGCATCCAATAACAGAATGGAACTCACAAATAATTTGATGAAGATTGAAAATAATGCGGCGCTAAAGAACGCCCTAGTGAAAAAGATTTCAGAACAGGCGGCAGCGAATGCGGCTGCTCGCCGGCCCTCGGGCGTGCGGAATAAGATTCCAAATACTCCAGCAATCATTGAAACTCCGAAACAACTAAATACCTACAACAACCATCTCAGAAATTCTGGCAACTACTAGTAAATGATTGCCCTCTTTATTCTCTTTGCCCTTCTGGCTAGTCCAATGGCCTTCAAGAGCGTCAGGAGCATCCTGGGAACGTGGGTCTCGACGGCCGATGGCCTTCCCACGTTCGCAGGAGTCTTCTTGCATGCGTTCGTCTTTGTTCTGGTCCTCAGGCTTCTCAAGTATCGCCCAGGCCGGCGGGCCAACTACGAGGAGATGACCATCTATGACCCAAGCGTGTCTCGTCAGACCAGCTACGGAATGACCCTGGCCGCCAAAGGCCCAGACGACCTCAATAAATTTTAGTTGTCAATACTAAAATGTGGATGAAGATGCTGATTGTTGTCCTCCTTTTCTTTATCATCGCCAACCCAGCCCTGTTCAAACTGAACCGAGGTCTTCTTGGAGGGTGGGTCGCCAGCGCAGAGGGTCTGCCCAAGACTGCGGGCCTTCTTCTACACGCAGTGGTGTTTGCAGTGGTGACTCGTATAGTCATGCGGATGCTGCTCCGTCGTAAGATGCGCAAGTACTACGCCCAGTACGCCGACGAGTACGCCGACGAGTACGCCGACGAGTACGCCGACGAGTACGCCGACGAGTACGCCGACGAGTACGCCGACGAGTACGCCGACGAGTACGAGGACTACGGTGAGCCCGAGTCCTATGACGAGAAGAAGGAGGAGTAAATAAAAAAATATGTAAAGAGTAAATGCTGACCAAGATTCTGATCTATATGATTCTGTTTTTCCTGGTTGCCAGCCCAGCAACTTTCAAGCTCATGCGCAAGTTCCTGGGCTCTTGGGTAGCAAGCGCGGAGGGTCTCCCCCACGCTCCGGGTCTTCTTCTTCACTCGGCTGTATATGTTCTTTTGGCCTGTTACATCCCGGCAAAGCTCGTGTCCAGATTTGAGGAAGATTTTGAGGACGAGCAGTACATTGTCGGGAAGTACTACAGCCAAGCAACCGGACCTACTACCCAGGCAGCTTATGGCCAAAACCTAACCCCTATGGATATCTAGAACTCCTCGTCAAACCTTACAGAATCACCCTCTTCAACCATCCTCTTTGAATAATCACCGACCCTCTTTTCAAAAAAGTTTGTCTTTCCCTCGAGACTGATCGTCTCCATCCAGGCGAATGGGTTCTCGGCTCCGTAAATAGGAGCTTGACCCAATTGCTTCAGGAGACGGTCTCCGACATAGCGAATGTACTGCTTCATTTGTTCGGCATCCATGCCTATAAGTTTGCATGGAAGCGCCTCCGTAATGAAGTTTTCCTCTATAGAAACAGCACTCCGGACAATCTCTCGGACTACAGTCACGCTCGCCTTGTCCTGAAGATGCGAGTACAGAGCCACCGCAAACTCCAGGTGAGATCCTTCGTCCCTGCTGATGAGCTCGTTGCTGAAGCAGAGTCCTGGCATTATACCACGCTTTTTGAGCCAAAAGATGGCGCAGAAGGATCCGGAAAAGAAGATTCCCTCGACGCACATGAATGCCACGAGGCGCTGAGAAAAGGTCTCAGTGGCCCCCAGCCAATTCAGAGCCCACTGGGCCTTTTCTTTGATGGCCGGCACGAATTCTATGCTTCTGAGAAGCATAGCCTCTTCCTCAGGATCCCTGACAAGCTTGTTAATCATCAAAGAATATGTCTCAGAGTGGATAGACTCGTTGAAACCCTGGTAGGCATAAAAAGACCGGGCCTCTGAAATCTGTACCTCGGACCCAAAATTCAAATCTATATTTTCCATGACGATGCCGTCGCTGGCTGCGAAAAAGGCCAGTACCATTTTAATAAAATTTCGTTCTTCGGGCTTGAGCCCGTCCCAATCTTTGAGGTCCGTACTCAAATCAATCTCTTCGACCGTCCAAAAAGACCCTACTGCTTTCTTATACAGTGCCCATAGGTCTGGGTACCGTATAGGGAAGGTCGTGAACCGATCTGTGCTGGGGGTGAGTACAGGATCCATTGTGTTATTAGCTTACTAGGTTTTTAAACCCGAATCAATCTGATTAAAGTCTGAGTCCTGGAAATGAAGCTGATCTTCGTGCCTGTTGAGAGTGGCCAAGTCTGCAATTTGTGAATTAAAAGACTTTTCTTTGTAGTTTTCATGCACCTGCAAAGTAAGTAAGAGCGCAAGGGTGATAATGGCCGCGATGAGACTATCCTCCATATTATGTTTGTATAAAATAGTATGACCACGGCCCAACTAAGTGGTTTCTATGCAGCATCAAAAACAGTGGCTAATACAATTACATTTTATGTACAGACCCCTGTTCCCACTGGTGTTCAATACGGATGGACCTTGACGGGCCTGTCTGGTATTCAGGGACAGACGCGAGTCGTAGCAACGACTCTCCAAAAAGGGTCGTATCCCCAAGCAGGGTCATATAACGGTACTATTGACTTTCAGGTGAACGTCCCCCAGACTATCCAGGGTGTAAGTCAATCCGTTTCAATAACGGCATCTTCTACCCCTCTTGTATCATTGCCTCCGCCGCCCTCCCTAACTGGGGTATATTTTACACAAGCAGGTCTTTTAGTATTTTATTCAAGTCGCCCTCTCCCGTCTACAGTATCTAGGGGGTGGACACTTTCAGGACTTCCCGGGATCCCTTTTAGCCTGAATGTAGAATCGGTATCTTTTCAATCAGGAGGTATGGGAAGAGTAAATTATCTGGGTATACTCACGGCCGCCCCTATTCCTCCACCCCCTCTTTCAACACCCCCGGATCCATCCGATCTTCAAAAACTTTTATCGGTCCTTCGCCAAGTCGGAACATTTTCGGAAGTTTTGGGAGGAAAAATTATAGGACTGAACACGTACGTGTTCAGGGACCCGGCAAAACTTTCGGACTATTTGGCAAAAACAAAAAATCTTTTAAATTTTTTTGTTTCTAAAACTGGACTACAACCCCAGTCTATTCTTGCCGATCCCATGCAGCTCAAAGATGTTCTTTCGAACTTACCAGAACTTACAAATGCTCTTGGATTCAGGATGAAGACCGGAAGGAACAAGATGGTTGATGGTTTTCTTAACGATGAAATAATTCTGAGATCGCTCGGACAGGGTCGGATCCTCATGCCTGTCTTGCCATCAACAGACGCATACCCTAACGGAGTCCCTGTAAATGCGCAAGGTCAGATATTCGACCCAAATGTTTCTACCGCTTTTGTCCCGGCCCAAGTAGCAACCGTGCAGCCTCTTGTTCGGGCCCCTATCGAAGATTCAAACTTTAAGACTATTCCGAATATCTTGCGTGACCTGGACGAAAATGTCCCGGTACCTCCGTCCGCCCCTGATCCTCTCACCGAAAAGAGAAATTTGGGGTTCAATTCTGGAGGCGTTCTGTCCCTTGAAGCCTTTGGTCCTCAGGAAGAATATATTTCAAATGTTTCTGACTTTTCAGAGAGTCAGTGGACGCCGAGATACGAACAATACACAAACTCTGTACTGTACCAAGATTACATTAAAATGACTTCCGTTGCCTCTAGTACTTTTATACAGCCGGACAAAACAGGGACATGTATAGTTGAGTTACGGCCTAAAAACCAAGGAGATCTTTTGGCAAATATGTTTCTTCAGTGCACATTACCGGCACTTCCCGCCGGCACGAGCTACACAAATCAGATAGGCCGGGCCATCATCCAACAGGTTGACTTTATGGTGGATGACCTGATTATAGAGAGTATCTATGACGACTGGCTCTTTATAAAAGATCAGACATTTCTTGATTATGATGAACAAATAGGTATGTTTAATCAGGTGAATGGGGGTCAAGCAACTGGTCTCACAGGTCTGTCCCCGAGTACCCCCGTACCTCTCGTTATACCTCTCGAGTTTTTCTTTTGTCGTCGTCATAGCGGATCAAATAAAGGACGAGAGCGTCTCCGCAAGCCCTTCTTCCCTCTGTGTGCTCTATGGGGAGGTCAAAGAGTTTATATAAAATTTACTTTTAGGCCACAGTATTGGTTTACGAACGCACCATCTGGGACTATAGACATTCAGAATCCTGTACTTTTAATCGAATACGTGAAGATTACGGATTCGGAGCGGATGTATTACAAAAATACACCTCTTCGTTACATCGTGCCTGTGGTAAAAAAGGATGGAACCTCGCCATATGCAGGCAGCGTTACACAAAATATTAGTGCTAATTTCCCTGTCCAGCTGATTTCTTGGTTCATCAGAAACCAGGCATACGAATCCACATCTTCGGCCTATTACAACGTGAGGTACCTATACGGATACGCTACACAGTACCAAACAGCCGCAACACCACTTAACTTTGGCCTGACGTCCCAGACTACAACCGTAAATTACACGGACGTTATTAAATCTGTAAGAATAACAGTAAATAATCAGGATATATTGGACACGTTCGCCGATGGCCCCTATACGTCTTTCCTACAGCCTATACAGCACGGTCTGTCCGTGCCTCAAAAGAATATTTATATGTACTCATTCGGATTGAATATAACAGAATACAATTCGGGCGGGTACTTGAATTTTTCAAAAATTAATTCTCAAACTTCGAACCTTATAATTACCTTTTTACCTCAGTACGCGTCTGCACTCTCCACGTACAATATGTACTTGTTCTATTACGGGTTCTCAATTCTTGAATTTAGGAATGGTTTTGCGGGCGTATCTTATCTTTGACCATATAGTCCATGATTCCGTTGACTATACAAAATTTTATAAAATTTAGCTGGGCCACGGTCGTGCTTAGACCATGGAACTCGATTCGTTCGGTCCGACAGAAAGGATCGAACAATTTTTTGGAATATCCATCCAGACTTGACTTGTAGGCCACATGGACCGTAAAGGGACGGCCCGCGGGTGTCGTATATGTCAAGTGCTTATTCTTTGCGTAGTTCGTGACGAACCATTCAAGGTTTCTCAAAGAAATCCCTTGAGACTTGGTCGTCAAGATGTCCTTCAACTTTTCGGCATTTTCGGGCTCTTCATAAAATTTGGTGAGTGACTCGAGCAGAAGATCTGAACGAGAACTCATTAGTTGAGTAGGATCAGTAATTTTTAAGCCTCGAGCCTCAAGCCGGAGGCTTGGTCTCAGCTGATTACAAGAAAGAAACCTTACGGACCTCGAGCCTCAAGCCGGAGGCTTGGTCTCAGCTGATTACAAGAAAGAGACCCTACGGGCCTCGAGCATCAAGCCGGAGGCTTGGTCTCTAAATAATCATTCGTGGCCTACTAGAAACCTTTTCACATGCAGGACAGCCCGCCAGAAAAAAGGGAGGAAGGGTGTGTGTGTGTGAAAGGGCCGGTACCACGTGATCAGTCTCAACCTCTTTCATCCTTACGATAGGCTTTTGATCCTGATGAGATTTGCAGTATCCTTCGAACCTTGCGTGACGGGTACATCTCTTTCCAGAGCCTATGAGCCCGAGACACTGACCCGTGTTGACCTCTAGGGTCGCCGTCTCTTTCATGAGACGTTCGTACGATATTCTGTACGTTTTTGAAATGTGCTGCAAGACGGCCGAAAGACGATCTGAAACTCGACGATCAACCTCGTCATCGACGGCTTGCATTATTGTTCGCTCCATTTCCTTACTCATCACTAGGATGCCTTCTTAAAATAAGAATCTATACTTTTCATCTTGGAATCGTACGAGCCCTTCTTGTTTCCAGCAGTCGCCGCTCCAAAGACGAGACGCTCTGGATTGGAACCTACGAGAGGCTCGAGCAAATCACAGATGGGCTTCTTCAACTGGTTCAGGAAATAGTACTGGTAATCGAGAGGAACGTTATTTTCTCGGACCCACGCTGGATCCTCCGCCTTTTCGTATAGTTTCCCTTGACCCTGGACGACAACAAACTGAACACGGTCTCCTTGTTGAGGCTCGGATCCGGGAGCCCTGGATTGAATCTTGTCCCTCACGGCAACATGAGGCATAGGAACCTTGTACTCCGACCCAAGTTGCTTGCTCATCATCAATTTGTCAATTTGGACCTTACCAGATGAGAGTTCTTCCGAAGCGGATCGTGCAAAAGCTATGACCGGCCGGGGGTCATTGCTCTCGAGCATCATATCCAAAAGTTTTTTGAGAGTCTCGCGGACAAAGGGACAACTGTCTCTCCGGACCACCTGAAGACCCTTGATGTCCACCTTTTTGAAAACGACCGAATCTCCCTTCTTTTCATACATCTTTGCCGCGTAACGCTTCTTGCTGTACAGAAAGTACGGGCAGTAGACCTTCTCGAGCTCCAAGTCGTTTGGCGCCTTGAAGAGTTTCGTGCACTGCTCGGCCGCCAATTCACCCTGGACCCACGAATAGTCGATCGCCTCTTGACCTTTTCGCCCCTGGACATCAAACTCGACCATCACAGAGTCCGTGTCACCGTATCGAACCTTGGCGCCGGGAAAGTGAGCCTCCACGTAGTTCTTCGTCTCCTCGATCATCTGACGGCCCCGCATCGTCACGGTGCTCGCTATAGCCACGAGAGGAAGCATTCCTTTCCCAGCCCCCGTGAACCCGTAAATTGAATTCATGCTAATCTTGTAGGCAAGTTGTTGCCCGTTGTAGACCGCCTCCATGGGCGTTCCCTCCGCCTGGGCCATGAGTTTCTTGGCCTTTTTACGAAACGCCTTGAGGTCCGTGAGGATAGAAGGAAGCAGACTTACTATGGGCTTGCCATCAGCATCCGTTTGCGCAAAGGTATGTTCTCCGTAGGTCTCGTAGGTCACCCCTGGAAGGTTCGCATATCTCTTGTCCATCACGAGCGTCGAGTAGCACAGATTGTGGGCGACCATAATACTCGGGTACAGAGAGGCAAAGTCCAGAGCCGTGATCGGCGAGTAGTAGGCACCCGTCTGGGCCTCAAGAACGGTCGCACCTTCGTAGCCTTCCACAAGTCCTTCCGGGCGACGAATAGTAGGAATCAGAAAGCCGAGCTGACGAGCCTTGTAGGCCATCTGACTGAAGACCTTGATTTGCTGACCTCGTTCACTCAGGAAACTCAAAGGAACCCAGCACGCCTTGGCCATCTCAATCTGGTTCTGAAGTTGGCACACCTTGGCCATGATTTTGTGAGGAAGGACCGTATCCTTGATACAGTACTCGGCAACCTCCCCCAGTTTTGTGGGGTCTCCTTCCAAAAAGCGAGCAAACATCTCTTTGACGGGCATATCAATCTTTTGATCCTTGAGAAAGTGCTTGGAGCACGCATTCAGTGAGTAAGACTCGAGTTTGTGTTCGCGCTTGATATCTTGAAACAGGTCAAAGACATACCGGCCGACCATAGGGACCATCTTGAGCTCGTTGCTTCCAAGAGCGCTCGAGGCCAAGTGTTTGATGATCAACTCAGAGGGTTGGTCGGTCCTGCGACCCCAGACTGTCTCGACGCCTAGACGGCTCGCACGCACGAAAAGAAACTCGAGATCGAAGCCGAAGATGTTCCAACCCGTGATGATGTCCGGATCCTCACGAGCCAAGTACCTGCCGAAAGCATCCAGAAGATCTGGTTCGGTCGTGTAGGACTCACAGTCTGGACCGTCAGTCTGTTTTAGGCAAAGGCACTTCCTCCGAATCATTGATTCGTCATTAGACCCAAATTCTTGTGTCGTCATGCCAATCTGAAACACGCAGTCACCCGGAATCCGGGGATTCGGAAAGTTTCCTGTGCTCGAGTAACACTCGATATCGAACGACATGACCTTCAGGGGAGCCACAGAATCCTTGTCTTTGATGGGAGTCAGGGTCCCGCGAAGATTCAGGTCGCAACGAGTGTCTGGATCGTCCGTTTCGTCCGAGACTTGGATCCAGCCCGTGCTCGTACACCCAGAAACGTGCATGAACCTGAGAACAGGGTCGAGGTTCGCCTCGTAGATTCGCCACTTTTCACGTTCCAAAGAATACATGGCGCTCCGAAATGCCTTGTGGGTCCTGAAGGTCAACTTGGCGAAACGAGACCGAGCGCCGTTCTGGAATCCCCACAAGTCTTTGGCACTCAAATATTCAACCTTGGCCCCACGAACATCCGGGACTCGTGCGCCCAATTTTACAAAAAAGTACGGCTCGAAGACGGTGCTTGCAGCAACTGACTTTCCGTCTTCGGTCCGACCATAGGCCCGTACGATATATTCATGACCCTCGTCAGAGTCGTAGCCTTCCCAGGCAACGGCTTGAAAGGATACCATTTTGTTTATTTTTTAGAGTCTAATCTTTCTAAGCCCCAGTCGGAGCCAGGTTCTCGTTTGGAACCTCCACGACGTCCGGGGTCACGCACGACTCGAGGATGAGTTGGGCAATCCGGTATCCAGGGCGGATGACAAAGGCCTGGCGCGTATCGAGGTTCTGGAGAACAACCTTGATCTCTCCCTGATAATCAGGGTCGATGACGCCTGCCAGAGTATCCAGACCATGCTTTACGGCAAGTCCAGATCTTGGAGCAATTCGACCATATGTACCTGGCGGGGGTTGAACACTGATTCCTGTCGCGACAACAACCCTATGGCCAGGAAGGACGACATAGTTGTCAATGCTGAATAGGTCATAACCAACCGCTCCGGGGGTGGAACGGACTGGAAGATGTGCGTGAGAAACGAGACGTTGAACATTGAGGGCCATTCTATCATATACTGATCTCTGGTCTTTATACCAAAATCTTGGATATGAAAAAGGGAAGACACAGAGGTATGGCGCCCCAGACGGCCGACCAAAAGTAGTTGAAGAAAACGTAGTACTCTTTGAGGCTAGGGAATATCATAAAGACGCGGAATATGAAATCCAGGAATATTCCATACAGAGCCAAGTTTTTGAAGTTGACGGGAAGACCAGACACCAAGAACAGTGCGTAAAACAGGCTCATCATGCCACCTGCTATAAAGAGGGACTCTGGAGCCCCGTGCAAAGCAAAGTAGTTCTTGAGACCCCAGCCCGTCGGCCCTCCCAGACCCATCTTCACGCCAGTCTGGAGCAAAAAGTCTCCTGCGAACCCGGTAAAGCACGCCAGTGACACGAGATTCATTCCTTGTCTTGTGTTAATGTTTTATTCTCGAGTGCCGGGAGCTCGCATTTCCCATTGATGCGTTCCATTATGTAATTCAGTGGAGCCCGTACAACCTTGTATGCCCGTTCTACAAAATCCACGTGACCGCTCATCTTGGAACATCCCTTTTCAACAGCCTCCAGTCTTTTTTCAATAGTGTCAAGTTTAGACATTATGAGAGCCAGAGCCTCTGGATCCATTAATACTGTTATAAACTATTAAATGTCCCTGAGTATTCCCGCAAAAGTTGGCTGGGTACTCATTTAGTTAAAAATTTAATTTCTTTATTCTATAAGATGCCTTGTTTACTCTTAGACGTCGATGGAGTTATCGTCCGTGACAAAGTTCTCTTCGAGCACATGAAGCACAACATCGTCCGCTACGTCTCTAAAAAACTTCCTCAGTGTGAAAATCCGGCTGTCACGAACAGCGTCTTGTACATGGGACACGGGCACACGGCCCGGGGGCTCAGTAAGGTCTTTGGCATAGACGCTTCTGATTTCAACGATCAGGTCTATGACAAAAGCCTCATGTCACACTTGGCCGAGGTTCTCGAACGTGATCAGTTCAAGAAGGATGCCGAACTCGTTCATGATTTGACGACCAAGGGCTGGGACATTACATTGTTTTCTAACGCCCCTTACGAATGGCTTGCGCCGGTCGCCATAGGTATCAACGACCAGATCAAAATCAAGTGCCCTGGACCCGACCTCACAACCTCGTACTTCAAGCCAGACATAGAGTTCTACAGACAGTTTGACAATTGTAAGAGTTATTACTATGTCGATGATACGTCCATGAACCTCTGGGCCGCACGAAATCTCCCAAACTGGCGCCTTTTCCACTATACAGAAGAGAACAAAAACTCCAAGTTTGAAAAGGTCCGGTCGATCCAGGACCTTTCTCTCAAGCTCGCGAATCTTTGGAGATCCGATACATGATGTAATCGAGATCCAGAAAAAGAGTTTCTATATTTTTTGAAATAATTTTTTCATAAGAAAAACCAGGATCAATTTCTTTCGCAAGACCTTCGAGCAAAGTGTAAGACCTGAGGATAGTCAGGGTAGTGGAGTCGAGCTTGACTGGAACCATGGTCATTTTATCCTTGATTTCTGGAGAATTTACACTGAACGAACTGAGGTCGAGTGTCTCGAGGTACTTGAGATACTGTTTCACAAAAACCCGGGCGACCTCGGAATCCTGAATGACCATTCCCATTTTTTTCATATTCTCCATGACTTCGTCAACGTTAGAAGTTTGGACCCCGTACACAAAGTCCCTGATGGCTGATTTGTACTGGGGTGTTATCCTGATGACATTGCCAAAGTCATAAAGAACGAGGACCCCGCTTGCCTGGCCCACATTCCCCGTGTGAAGGTCTCCGTGAATCGTCCCCTCGTACAAAAGTTGTTCGAGGAACATGTTTATGAGACGCTCGGCTGTAAAGGGGGCCTTGATCTGAACGGAGGGAACGTAGTCCATCACAATTACGTCATCGTTTGAAAACTTTGAGTACGGCCTAGGGACCCTGACGTCCGCCCGATCTCTGTAAATGTCTCGAAAGATGGTGATGTTCCTGAGTTCTGACTTGAAATCGACTTCGGCCAAAAGACCTTTTTCAAATTCTTCGATCCAAGGGGCTACGCTCGCTATATCCAGAGCTGGGAGATACGACATGAGTCGGGTACATTTCCGGATAAGGCCAAGATCTTCCTTGATCTGGGCCTCTACCCCTGGACGTTTGAATTTTATGACGACGGAGCGGTCTTTGAGTTTGGCTCTATGGACTTGGGCGACAGAGGCGCATGCGATGGGGGTAGGATCGACATCTGTGATGCCGGGCGGAACTTTGGATGAAAGGGCGGAAAAGGGCAAGGGCGTAACTTGGTCGCGAAGGGGGGCTAGATCTTTAGAAAATTCTGTTCCAAAAATATCTGGTCTGTTGCTTACAAACTGTCCAAATTTGATGCCAACAGGCCCGGAGCCATCCAGGACCTTCCTGAGCCACTTCCCCCTTTTTTCGGGAGGAACGAGTTTGAGGCCGACCCCTATTTCGAGTGGACGGACGAGACGGGGGGACCACATAACTAATAATATTGTATATTTTTAAAGATGGTCGCGATCCACAAAGGAAACAGAGCGCAAAAAACCCTGGCCAAATCTTCGATAAGGAAAAAGGCTGAAAAGTTTTCAGAGAATTTATTTGTTAGTTCAAAGGCGAGCGTTCCTCAATATATAAGTAATGCAAACAGGCTCTATGCAATAGCAGACAATAACAGAAAATTTAGGGGGTTTGCAACAGTCGTAAAAAAACCAAATGCGCTGAGTCTTGAACTCATAGCCGTAAACACGAATAGGACCAAGCGCATCCCTGGCCAAAAGGGCTGGGGAACTCGGTTAATGAATGAAATAAAGAACAATGCGAAAAAAATGGGGTTCAAAAGAGTAATAGTTCATAATCCGGTCTGGAACGCAAAAAATTTTTATAAAAAACTTGGATACAATAATATAAGTATGACTTCGGGAGGAACAAACAGAATGGCCAGAAATCTATCCCCGAATGTCACATCAAAACGTCGAAACTCTCCTAGCGCCTCGAAGGGCTGAACCTGTGGGCAACCTCTGACGCCCGACGTCTCCCTGAATTTGGGTATTCCCAACATTTCATTACTAAGATAACAAAATTGTTCCCCCTACGATCGCCCCGATCCCCGCAATCTGCTTCGGCCCGACGCTCTCTTTGAGAATGAGGACTGCCAGAGCCGCAACGAAAATGGGAACGGTCGAGGTCAGGGCCGTGACGAGTGAAATTTCCCCGTGACGAATGAGGCTAAAATACAGAATGTTGGCCAGGAACCCAAAGACGGTCGCGGCCAAAATGGTCAGAACCACCGGTACGGCCAGCCCCCGCATCTCTGTACTCAAGTGGTCACTGTGCCACCCTATGTACAGAAGCGTCAGCACAAAGTATATGACCGAAGAAACAACCAATATCATCTGATGACTTAAGCTCTTCACGACGTGTTTTTGAACCACAACCTGAAGAGCCGTCAGGCCCGCCACAGTCAGTGCGGGGATAACGACTACGTTAACCATTAAATTTTACAAAGTTTATTTTTACTCGGCGTCCTCTACAATCTCAACTTCGACCTCGTCCTGTTTCTTGAGGAGTTCCTTTACGAGAGCAACTTCGTCATTCGCCTTTTTCTTGAGAGCCTCGTGAATTTCACGGAACGAATCCAGACGCTTAGACTCGAGAACCCGGCGCTGACGAGCCAGACGGGGCGGAAGTTTGAAGGGGGACTGACACGCACTGATCATCATTTACTACTCTTTCAGATTTTCTTTCCTGGATACATGGCACACATCACGAATGTTTTCATGTCAATATCTTTTGAAAACTTTTTATTTATTTTTTTTAAAATTTTTTCCATTTTGAACTTGTGGATGGAACACATGGCATAGTCCCTGAGAAGGACCCTGACCGTCTCGGCCGCCTTTTTTTGCGTATCCTCTGAAAAGTCTCGATCGAGTTCCGATAGGGCCGCGTCGAGACTGTTCGTCGGGACGTAAGCGTCCGTCACGTGATTACTGACGTACGTCTGAAGAGGGACGGGCTCTGACACAAAGTTTGGGGGAGGCTCTGGCTTACAAAGAAGGTACTTGTCTATGAGCTTGGAGATGATTCCGCACACTGCAAGGATGACCGCCTCCATACTAAAATCCTAGAAATTTAATGACCCTCGACTTAACGCAAAAGATCCAGTGGAAGATCTCGCCCACCACAAAGGTCCAGAGCATGACAATCCAAAAACTTTTAAAATGAAATGTTTTGAAAATTCCAAAAGCCAAAAGAATCGTCAACAGAGTGTCGACCAGAGCCACGTCAAGGATAGGAACGCGCCATTTGTGGGCTCCTTATAAGGACACGTGCCCATTATTATACCTGACTAAAATAGATGGCACCTTGGTACCAATTATTTTCGTACTGGGGGTTCATCTTGTGGCTCGTACCAGTCGTGAGTCCGACCCTCATTTTATTTTTAAATTTATTTTTTTCAATTTTGTTCGTCATGAAAAGAAAAATAAATTTTGTTTCTTTTTTTATACTCTTGACCCACGTGATTCCCGCATGGCTCGCACGTAAAGGCCCCATGGACATCATAGGGACGGAACTTATTTTTATTATATATTTGCTGAGTTTGTGGCTCCAAGGGACTGACGCGATAACGGTATACCGTCAGGTACTTGACGAGCCACCTCTTACCATCAAAGAGTACCTAAAGACAAGACGCATTTTGTAACTAACTATGTGTGGAATCTATGCATGCACGGCGGGCACAAAGCCTCCTGAGAATGTCCTCAAGCACAGAGGCCCGGACCAGTACGTTTCGGCAGACGGGCTGACTATTTGGCGTCTCTCGATCAACGGAGGTCCCGATGGCCTTCAGCCTCTCGAGCACAACGACATGTGGGTAGTGGCGAATGCCGAAATTTACAACTATTTGGAACTTGGTGGAGAGGAGGGTCGCTCGGACTGTGAGGTCATCTTGCCGACGATCGAGCAGCACGGACTCGCGCGGGCCTGTGAGATGTTCCGCGGAGATTTCGCCTTTGTGTACACGGACGCCACCAACTTTTGGGCGGCTCGGGACGCCATCGGAGTCCGTCCTCTCTTTTGGACAAGGCACTCCAAAGGTATGGCCTTTGCTTCAGAGGCCAAGGCTCTTCTTCATTTCAAGACGAAGATTGAAGTCTTTCCACCGGGACACCTGTACGATTCGCGACTCGACATGTTTGTCTGCTGGGCCCCCAATTACTGGCCAAGTCCCCGTGACGACTCTGACGAGGAATTTGTCAAGTCTCAGATTCGCGACCTTTTGACCGAGGCTGTGGATCTGCGCGTTCAGGCAGGGCGTCCAGTCGGGTTCTTTCTGAGTGGGGGTCTGGACTCGAGCATCGTGGCGGCACTCGGAAAGCAGAGTCTCGGAAAGATCAAGACATTTTCGATCGGTCTCGAAGGGTCTCCGGATCTTTTGGCCGCCCGAAAGATGGCTGACTTTCTCGAGTCTGATCACACGGAGGTTGTCTTCACGGTCGAGGAGGGCCTCAAGGCGCTCAGGGAGGTTATTTGGCACCTGGAGTCCCACGATACGACGACCGTCAGGGCTTCGGTCCCTATGTACCTCATGAGCAAGTACATCAAGGAACATACGGACGTGCGGGTGATTCTGAGCGGAGAAGGATCCGATGAATTGTTCGGAGGGTACATGTATTTTCACGGGGCTCCGGACGTAGAGGCCTTTCGGGTCGAAACAGGTCGCCTTGTTAGGGACGTTCACATGTTTGACGTACTTCGGGCCGACCGTACGACCGCTGCACACGGTCTGGAACTCCGAGTTCCGTTCTTTGACCGAGACGTTGTAGATTACGTGATGGATGGGTTCAGCACGGAACTGAAGATGCCTCGCGAAGGCTACGAAAAGTTCCTCTTGCGCAAGGCGTTCGAGGACTTGTTGCCTCGAGAGATTGCCTGGCGCGGGAAGAACGGCATGAGCGATGCTGTAGGCACGGGCTGGGCAGAGGCCCTGCGTAAGCACGGAGAACACAAATATCAAGAACTGTACAAAAGTTGTTTTCCGACTGAGTTTGTCCCGTACAAGTGGATGCCCAGGTGGACAAATGTCGATGATCCGAGCGGGGCTCTTTTGCCCGGATTTAGACCCTGAACGAAAGAATGACTATACACGTCGCGAGTGCACAAAAAAATGAATCTCTAAAAAAATTCCTGTTTCTGTACTGAACGGCGATCGGCACGAGAACCTGACTCTCTGGGTCCTGGATCATCCTCAGGCTTTCGTGGCGTGCTCTACACATGGGACACTCTAGTTTCTCCTTGAGGGCCCGTATGAAACATTCGGCATGAAGGACCTTTTTACAACATCCGAGAGTCGTGAGGGTCCCTGTGAGATCTTCTTTACAAATTGGGCACTCGTCGTCCATTCTTTAAATTGTAGAGACATTAAATCCTTTAGAATTGTACAGATATTTTATCATAGAAGCTTGTAAAGTTTCATTATAAATTCTGATAGGTCCTGCTTCCATGCTGGATAAAAAACTATTATCAGTCGATGAAGTTCCTAAAGTCCCAAAAGAAAATGTTCTAATTCCGTCTACTGAATTTGTTGTTGTTAACGTAGTGGGAACCCCGTTAATATATATAGTATAGGAAGAGCCCCGGGAGCATATCGCATAGTGATACCAAGTTCCTGCTGTTATACTAGAAGTAATCTGACCTACCAAAGTTAAAGGACTTCCGGCACTTGGCGCAGTATATAAATTTAAAGTAGAATCAGTTACATTCTGAAACGCATAATAACTCGATGACATTCCATTGAAATTATCTTTCCACGCTAAATAGACCTGAGTCGAGGCTGAACCTACAGTCAATGGTTTAAACCACCCGGTTATAGTAATATTTCCAGTAACACCGGAAATATTATACTGAAGAGTATTTGAAGATGGGGGGTTCACGAGTATATTATTTTGTAATATAAGACCATTATTATACAAAGAAAGTCCGTTTGTGTCATATACGGGAAAACCATTTGAATTTACAGGGGAGGAGGTATCGTTAGGACTATTATTATTAAATGGGACCGAAAATATGATACTACTCCTTTGATTTACTTTAACATTTACGAGTGTATTTGTAGACTGATAAATAGTCTGGACTTGGTCAGCCGTAAGGGCTGTGTTGTAAATTCCTAGATTGCTTATTGTTCCGTTGAAATGACTTGCTTGATTAATGTTTATTCCCGCGATAAAAACAGTAGTAGAAGTAAAATTTGTTGTGTTTGTAGGAAGATTATTTATAGAGTCCTCAAATGTTCCGTTAATATATATATTTAATACATTCGGGTAATATACTGCAGCAACATGATACCAACTTCCAGTAGTTGGCACTGTGGCTGAGTAAAGTAGTCGGGTTACTCCATTTACTGTTATAGAAGTAAGGAAATTTGATTGATTAACCATTAAATTGAAGAAGGCTCCTGATGTTCCCCACTGACAAATATAACTAGCCGCCGGAGACAAGGTCGAAGCATTTATCCAGCAGGCAATTGAAGTTCCTGATTTTAACAAAGTGATAGTGGATCCATAAGTTAGCCATGAGTTCACGGTTCCGTCAAAACTAGTCCCCCGGATCTGAAAACTTACATTATTATAACCAGTAGTAGGACTGAACCCATTGATAGAATCTGTTAGAGTATTTTGTAAAGTGAACAACATGACCGGGTACAGAGAGGACTTTACAAAATTTACATACGGAGGGATACCTTGAGAATAGTAAATTCCTAGGACCTGTTGGGCGTTCAGAGCCGTGTTGTACACGCGGATATCCTGAACGGATCCCTGGGCTGCAGATGATCCATTCCCACTACCAAGAGTCATATTCGTTAAAGTTACGTTAGGAGGTGAAGAAGTCGTTGAAATCAATTGACCGTTTTGATAATAACTATAATTTGTAGAAGTTACAACAAGCGCCTGGTGAAACCACGTTTGGGCTGAAACGGCTGGTCCTGTTTTGGTTGTTGTAGTACCAGAAGTACCTAAAATAAAAACTCCGGATGTAGTGTTTGTGCCGAAGCTGTAATTTGTTGTTGAACTGTCTGAAAAATATAAAAATGTTCCAGGATTCGACCCCGATGGAAAAGACGTACATTTTATCCACAAAGATATAGTCAAATTAACAGATGATAACGATGTCGAGTATTGTATGTACTGTGACGGGCTTCCTCCAGGACTATTATTAAAATTAATAGCCTGATTGTAAAGTCCTGGAACGTATGTCGGACTTCCCACAGTTGCGGTAGGACTCAGACCAGTCACGGAATCAGAAGCCGACCCGTTAAAACTAAACAAGAGGGTCGGCGACGGAGACGAAGCCATTCTAAAGAATACACACTTTTTTTTCATATGGATGATTATTTTCACTTTGATTTTTGTAGGGAACTCGAGAAGCGTCCTAGAAAAAATCCACTCGGCCAAGACTGTCACCTAGCCCCAGATGGCTCTGTGACCCGTGACGAGGACAAGATTATCGCCGCGCAGAGGATTTGGAAGGAGAGGGCCTATTCGCCACCGGGGACGCTTTTCGCTTCGAGGGGGAAGATGTATGCCCTATCCTTGAAGGACTGGGAAACCCTTTTGCCTTTAGCCAATTCTTAATTTTTGTGTTGTTGTTTCCAACTTTGAAAACAGAATTCGTTTTATTTTTGGCTGTCCAGCCGAGTCTTTCACGGACGATCCACGTGGATGTAGGAAGATTCGCCCCTCCTGCTCTAGTCTTGGAACGATTCCCTAGATTAATTCCTGTATGATAAATGGGTTTTTTCCGGGTTATTGCGTAAAGTGTCGCCAGGGCCCGTAAGGTTGTTCCCGTGCCCTTCCCTTTATTGTTGGTCTCTCCTTCGTAAATGTACACATGAGATCTATTTTCGTATATGCTCACGTAAGACTTGCCGTAACTGATAGTATATTCCGGTTTTTCATTTTTCACCTTGAAATTGGTCCCTTGAAGGAAGTTCTTAACAAACGCGTTCATTACTTTTGTTAAAGATAATTTTTGCTTCAAATCCAATGAAGAGCATCGTGACCAGAATCAAGTTCTGCGGAGTAGAGTATGATGTCGAGCGAGTCATCCATCTCGAGGATGGTACCGACTACTACGTCCTTCTAGGATCGGACAGAAAGGTCAAGGACAAGGACTGCGAGGTTGTTTCCAGAAGGCTTGTTGTTTAAAATATTTGAACTAAATAAATGAAGAGATTCAATGCGCTCGTGAAGGAGACGACAAAAACTCGTAAAGAATTGTTGGCAAATTTGCTCAAGGGTAAACTCCGGCCCTATGTCCCGACTCCTTACAAGGACCGGAAGGGACGCACGATATACAGGGCGGTTAAAGAGACGTATTTCGTCATTTCAAATTACAAAAAATATTATGGAATCAAGGCGGCGTCGCCGATCCATTTGTTGTCCAGGGCTCCCAGGGCCATAAAGCCAAAGAGCGCATAAGAATCAATGAAGGTCAAACTCGTCAGTTATTCTCAGATACCCCGAAATGACGGAGAAGAGTCTCTCCAGGATTTGATCGCATATTGTGCACGTGTATCAAATCCTGGAAATCAGAAGAATTCTGACAATCAGCACTGGTCGCCTTTCGAAATGGTCAGCATCTGCATGGAGATTGAGACGACCAGGGACATTGCGCGCCAGATTCTGCGTCACAGGTCATTCTCGTTCCAGGAGTTTTCACAGAGGTATGCGGTGGCTCCGGTCACGGATTTTGAGACCCGTGAGGCCCGACTCCAAGATTCAAAGAATAGACAGAACAGCATCGAGACCGATGACGATTCTTTGAATTTTGAGTGGCAAATGAGGCAACTCGAGGTCTCTGCGGCCTCGAAGAGCGCCTACGAATGGGCCCTCGAAAAGGGGATCGCAAAGGAACAGGCCCGCGCGGTCCTCCCCGAGGGCATGACGCCGTCCCGCATGTACGTGAACGGGACCCTGCGTTCGTGGATCCATTATATCCAACTGCGTTCTGGGAACGGGACTCAGAAGGAACACCGCGAGGTTGCGATTGAATGTGGGAAGGTTCTGGAGAGTATTTTTCCATTTAAGAACACTGAGAACTAAAACCTCAATGGACTGTAACGACGAAATCAAGGCTCTGATTGCCGAGCGTATGGAAAAGGGCCGGAAACAATACGGACACGGACTTGTACAAAACTCGGGCTACGATTGGCTCCAAGAGGCGCTCGAGGAGTCCTTGGATCTTTCAATTTACCTGTCCGCAAAAATAATCGAAGTCAAGAAGCGCATCACTGATTCGGCTGATAGTACCCCCTCGAGTTCTTTTTAAACTTACTACTTTCATAGAAGAACGCAGCTCCTACGCATAAAGGGGGCAATCCCTTCTCGACCGCCGCGACCCGGAATCGCGCCAAAAATATAGTGAATCTGTATGGAGTTCCAAGAATGGGTGGTGGCTTCAACTTTCACCGGAGATGAATTCGTGTTCTGTGCCTGACAGGGTCCCGTTTTTCCCTCGAAAGTCACCAAACAAAGACAAGCCCTTCCAAATGGATCCCAATTTCATCACTCGCCTCAACACACTGATGGTCAAGCGCACCTTCGGGAAGCCCATGTTTCGGCGCGAGTTCAAGGACTACGCCATCATCATCTGGCTTCGCGAGGATGGCTTGTTCCACTTTACGAAGTTTGACCGCAAGACCCAGAAGTGTCACACGCTAAACTATTGGAGGGACAACGGCAAGACGACAAACCACGAGTGGAGCTACCTAGAGTCTGTGTAAAAATTCGTGTTCTGTGTCGTCAATAACTTAAACCCACGGAGCCCCAAAAGAGTAATAACAAATGGAACCAGTTATTATTTTTATTTGTGTTTTTGCTGCTGTCGGTATATCTACAGTAATAGCTGCTTGTGTCCGTGATCTGTTGCTAATAAGAAAGAATGCCCTTGACAGAAGGTCTGAAGTTAAACCCACAGAGCCCTAAAAGAGTAAGAACAAATGGAACACGTGATTGCCCTCGAGGCAGTCTGGCCGTCCCTTTCAAAGTCTGATAAAACACAAATATGTAAACGAATTCAGGCTATGAAAGGAACTCCTCAGAGGTCGCACAAAAAATGGACGCCCGAAGAGTCTCTTCGTATGGAGGAACTTTGGGTATCGGGCCTGCCCGCCAAGGTTATCGCTCAAAGTATGGGTCGAACAGAACTTTCGATCAAGTGCCACTTGTGGCAAATTGGTCAGCCACGACAGCCTGAGGTTGTCACGATCGAAAACGCACAAGTCGGTGAAGAGGTCCTCAGGGGTCCAGACCTATTTTTACCCAAAAAATACATTCGAGGAAGAATCACAAAGATTATCCCAGAATGTGAAATGGTCAAGGTTCTGTGGGAAGGCCTCGACCGCGAAATATCGGCCCGAATAGGGTTCGATAACAAGTTCGACTTGTTCAAGATTCCCTAAAAATTCGCGTCTCACCTTCATAACTGGGGCGTGCTCTTTTGACAGCGACTCCTCTAGTTCTTTCGGCAGTTCTTGTAGGGCGCGCAGCTCGCACGCATCGTAAATCCAGAAATCTTTTTCAAAAGACAATTGAGTTTTTTAAATTTTCTTGGAAGACTAAAGACTTTCCTGTTGGATTTTCTCACGCACTGCTTGTTCTTGGGGCCAGACTTGCAGCAGGTTCTCATTACATTTTAGTAATTTTAAAAACTTAGAGACTATTGAATGTAATGGAAGTTTCTAGTACCTTCAAGTGTCCTTGTCGCCCCGAATTTACATACAAAAACGCACAGGCCCTAGCGAACCACAAAAAGACTAAATTGCACTCGGCGTGGGAAAAGACACAAGAGGTCAAGGATGTCCGGACACAGTCAAAAAAGTTTGAAAATGAAATTGAAAGACTCAAAAATAAATTGATTCATAGAGAACGAATCGAGGCCGAACTCTTGGCCAGAATATCTAGTCTGGAAAGCGCCGTGCGTTATTGGAAGAGCCAGACTGAAATAAAATCTTCCTAAAATTTAATGAAAAGCAATGCTCTTTGGGGAAATTACAAGCGTCTCGTGGCAAACAGGAAAAAGGCTATAGAAAATTTTCGTAAAAGTGAGCAGAGACGTCTTAATATACAAGAATTCGAAGGTCTCGTGAGAAACCTTAACCAAAAGGCTAAAAATATAAATAAACAATTTATAAATGCGTACAATGCCAAGCTCAATACACTAAAAAAGTCTATTATAGACGAAATTAACAAAGAGGAATCTATGGGTCACAGCAAGGCCAACTTGCGTAGACTCGTGACGAGTACGAGCCGAAATACTCTCGCGCGTTTTGGCGAGAAAATGAGGAGTAATTCCGCAAAACACAAAGAATTACGTACTACGATAGCTGGGTACAGAAAGTCCGCAATGAATAAATACCCCGCCATGAAAAGGAAACGTAACGAACGACTTGTTTCGCGGTTCTTAGTTAACCGTCTGTACAGGCCCGGCGGGTCAATGTATCGCAAGGCCCTCTCAAATTTTGAGGTTCTGAGACCAAGCATGAGTAGGAGACCTAGTTCCATCAACAAAAATGGCAAAGTTCGCAGTCATCGCTCCTAGTTTCTCGGGGGTAGCGCCCTACCTGTGGAATTTTGAAAGTTACAAGGAAATCTTTGACTTTTTGTACGAAAATCATCTCGTGGAAAGGAGAGACTGGGACTATGAAAATCTCTACATTTATATGGGAACCAAGGTCGTCCTCTCTTCAGGAAAAAGAGTCGACCTCTATGACGACCATTTCGACCTCAGGCTCATCGGGTCCCTGATGAGGCAGATTATTCAGTTAAAACAGTAGAACATTTTATTCTCAATGGAACTGAGCCTCAGAGCTCCAGTCAGAACCGATTTCTTTGCAAAAAGAGACGAAAAAGAACAGGCCCTTAAAGAGGCCATGGGTCGACTCGAGGAATTTAAAAAACGAAGGCCCGAGTCTTTGTATCCCAAAGAAATTTACGGACTCGTCACGAACCCCAGTATCATGTACGCTTCGGAATATATCCGGCTCTTGGAAGACGCAGTCAGGGCCAAAAAGTCTCTAGAAATGATGGACATTGTACTAGAAGGACTTATGCACGAACGAATCAAGATTCTTGAAGATCTTCTTAATTAGAAGGGCTGCGTTTTCTTTTATGGGAAACTGAGGGCGAGGCCCGGCGAACAGGAGATGCGCTGCGCGTTCTTCGGACACTCGTCACCTTTCTCGGGCTCTTTAAGTTTTTGAGATTATTTTCAACTGATTTTCGTCTATTTCTTAATATGTTTTCACGGGGTCTGATAAATTTTTTGCCGTAGTGAATGTTTGCCATGTGGACATTTGCACGAGACCCTTTAAAGACAGGTACGAACGCACCAGGCTTGCTGTACATGTTCGCCGTATTAAAATTTCCTGTTTTACCCATCTTCATGTAATGTGTTCTTTCCGTATTTCCTAATGGAATTTTTGTAGACCTTCCAAAATCTATGACCCACATTCCCGTTATTCTTCCAGCCGAATCAGCCGTCACGAGAATGTTTCCTGCGTGGAGATTCCCGTGAGAAATTCCTCGGACGTGCATCTCTTCTATGAGAGAAAAGACTCTATTCTGAATACGAGACTTGTTTGTGTTTGGAAACTTTTTGAGGTACTGAAAAAGTGTCATTGCGTCACCTCCACCTACCCTCCCCATGATGAATATAGTCAGGATACCTCCTACGCGTTTTTTCGGGATATTTAGAGTTTCTGCGACGGCGCTTCTCGTTTTTTTTAGGGGAACGGTAAGTTTCATTTGATTTTCTTTCCTGAACCTAGGCACTACACGGGTCCCTTGAAGCCTCAGGAGAGATTCCCATTCTTGGGGCGAGTTATTAGTGACAATCTTCATGTATCTTCCGTTGTTCGTCTCAAAAACGCGGCCGTTTACTCCTCCTCCGATGTACTTTACAGGCAAAGGCCATTTGGGCGCCAACCTCTTTATGAGTATCTGAACGCCCTCTACATCAACAGGCATCTTATTACATAAAGAGATTAAAATCAGTACTCTTGGAGAGGAGAAATCCTCTCTGTCTCGCTCCTATAACACAACTGGTTAGTGTGTCGGTCTTATGAGCCGAAAATCCGAGTTCAAGCCTCGGTAGGAGCAAAAAGTTCCGTCCTTTGTTTATTTGTCGGTTTTGACTTTGGGACATCTGGATCCGTGCTACTGTACCATTTGTCATCCACATGGGCCATCCAGGGCATTCGTATCCGGTCAAGGGCCTTTCGGCAAATAACGCAAGGCATGGAACACCCGGGCTGTCCATCTTTTCTGGTTCTCTGAATCACGAGAGCCCCAAATTTTCTATAGGTCCAATGAACAAAACGAGACGGGCTGACTCCCTCTCGTTTTGCTTGTTGCTGAAGACGCGCCAGGACTATCCGTTCCGCACAACACAGAAATGAGTTTGGTGTAGGCCCATACGGGACACGGGCCCCGCCCGTGCGGGGCCTTAGCTGGAGAGCAGACTATATACATTACTTGAATAACGCGTGACGTTTTTAACCCCTGAGATCTTGGTCCGGATCAAACTTGGTTGCGTACCAGGCCCTGGGAGCCTTTTTCTTCGTGACGAGGACGTATTTATATGTACGAGCAACCCCCCATTGATTTGCCGTCATTCCAGGCCGACTCCCGCCCGTCTGCCAGGCCCTGCGCCCCCTATTGTACACGGTGTTCAGGGTCTTCAAGGGAATTCCTGTTCTCTTTGAAATCAGGGACTTGTCAAACTTCAGCCCCGGGTAGACCCTGTGAAACTGAAGTGTCCACTTGGACTTTCTTGGCTTTGCAAACGAGTCAGATTTTCTCAAAACAAAACTTTTATTTTTTTTTCTTTTTAAAAGTTCACGTTCGCGAGTAAACTTGAGCATTCGGCTCAGACCTCCAAAGTACCGTTCGGGCCAGGTTCTCTTGAGGGTGATGTGGCGCGGGTGTCTCTTTGTCATACTATAAAAAAGGTTTTGTTTCAAGGGGCCTGGGGCCAAAGTCAAAGACTTTAAAAATGTTCAGACGTCCGATCGTTCGTAAGCAGAAGCCATCCCCTTGGGTGGAAAAGGTCCTGAAAATGATTGAATGTGGAAAACTCGTCCAGGTGGAGACGGACGATCGCGGCCGCCCTGTATATAAAATACATGACAAAGAGTAAATGACCAGTAGTAACGTCCAGCTTCAGCAGCTCCAGACCCAGATTAACCAGCTCGGGCCTCCTCCTAACCCAGCGGTTCAGAACCAGATTACCCAACTCCAGGCTCGTATAGCGACCATGGATAAGACGAATATAGTAGCTTACTCTACGGCCCTGGATCAACTCTATTCCCTCCAGACCCGTTATGCCTCGTCGAACTCGGCTGCGCTCCAGGACCTTCTCACCCAGAAAATTGCCCTGCTGCAAATTCTTACTCAGCAATAGTAGATGAGGTGTATGACTCGACAGGACAACCCTCTATACGTGATTCTGCCCTACTTTAATTATTGCGGATTCAAGTCCCGTCGTCGTCTATTCATAGAGTGCGTAAAACGTCTTCAGAAGACGCCGGGACTTCGCCTGGTCATCTCAGAGGCTCTGGGCCCAGCACCCCTTCCGTGTCTGGCCATCAACGGAGCCCATTTCAAGTTTGAGATTAAAGACCATATATGGATCAAAGAAAATTTGGTAAACATGGTCGTTCCTAAACTTCCTGCAGATTGGCTATACGTCGCTTGGATAGATGCGGATCTCACGTTCCTGAATACAGAGTGGACCCAAGAAACGATCAAGCAACTTCAGACAAACGAAATTGTTCAATTGTTCCATACGGCCGTAAACCTCGGCCCCCGCGGAGAGGCCCTGAAGATTGATAAAAGTTTCGGGTACATGCACAAGGATAGCGGGACGAAATATATGAAAACGGACAAGTACGGATTTTGGCACCCAGGGTACGCATGGGCCTGTTCGCGCTGGGCCTGGGAAAGAATGGGAGGACTCATAGATTGGGCGATCCTGGGGTCGGCCGATCGTCACATGGCCATGGCCCTTATAGGAGAAGTGAAGAACAGTTGTCCCGGGAACATTCATAAAAATTATAAAATTCTTTTGGAACTTTTTGAGAAACGGTGTGAAAAGTTTAGACTTTCCTACGTTCCGGGAACGATCCTACATCATTGGCACGGGAGTCTCGTGAACCGCAAGTACAGAGAACGATGGCAGATCCTTACGGATAACAAATATGATCCCAATGAAGATCTAGAAACAGACGCTCGGGGCCTGACGCACCTTTCAAAAAAAGGAAAAAGACTCTCAAAGGATATTTCAGACTATTTCCTCGAGCGCAAGGAAGATGAGTAATGTGTCCAAGGGGCTGAGGGCCCTGGGCCAAGTCCTTAAATTTTACAAAATGTCGACGCTCGCACAAATCGAGTACCTCCGGAACGCTCGCCGCGCGGTCCTGATTACCCAGAATTCTATGAGTACGTACCATATCGACTGGGCTCTTTCGTACTGGAGAATGTACCTCAAGTCTTCAGGGACCAAAAATATGAACAAACTCGTCACTGACCTCAGGGACCGCCTTGAGGCCAGGGACACAGAGGGGGCTCTCAGAATTGTGAGTTCTGTGGGCACGACCAAGCCAAAGGCTTGTGACTCTACGAACTGGCCACATTCGCTACTGAACAGGAAAAACTAGGGACCGTCTTGTCCTGGGTCAGAAATTTGTACCAGGACAAGATGTTTCCTACACGGGACGAGTTTAACAAGGCGTACGAAGAAGGAGCCTTTGAAGATGCTGCGAGAGACTACAGGAGTAATATATGTTTATTAATAGTACGAAATGGAATCCATTCTCCCTCTAGTCTCAGTTTGCATAGGAAGTTTCGCTCTTTGTTTTCAGATATTCGTTCTTTATCCGTGGCACCTTGAACTATCTACACAGTTTGAGGATCTTCAGAGAGCTTGTATGACGTTGTAGTCGAGCGGAGGCATATAGTTCACGGCCGGAATAGCATCTTCTGAAGAGGCTTCTCCTATTGGGATGCACACGCGAGGGTTACCTCCAAAAGAATTGGGTCCTGGAACGAGGTAGTAGCCACGGGGGCAAACTGGACGCGAGGCGCGAATTCGAGGTTTCAAAAAATACAAAAAAAGTATCAAAATAGCCAGACCGGCAAAGATCTTTCTCATTAATGTAGAGCGAGAAAACTTTTGATACGAGCAATAATCTTCCGTAATATTCCCAAGATTCTTTCACGTATAGTAGGAACATGAACCCTGACGGTCAACGGGCGCGTGGACCAAGACTTGGTATCTTCATCGTAGCAAACCTCCATTAATCTTCTTCGGGCTTTTTTCCTTTATTAAAAAAAGTGTAATAAATGACCATTCCCAGAATGAGAAGAACTCCAAATATAAAGGCCACCGTGGGTGCCCATGTTGCAAAAAGACTTGGCGATTTCGTTACCACTGCAACCCCTCCTCCAGTCACGGCTGCTGCCGTGGCCATGCCAGTGACTGACGTAGGAGTCCATATCGGCTCCGGAGGCTCCTCTGGCTGAGGATCGCCTTTTGTTCCCGGCCAATAAATCCGTTTATGGAGAGAGCCGGTGTGGACGCGGCCCGTGACTGGGGTTCCTATAGGCGCCTGCATACCCGGACCTACGGGTATTTCGGGAACGCTCGTAACTCCCCCTAAAGCTGCGGAGGCCCCTGGAAGAGCCGCGGGTAATCCTGGTACTTTCTGAGCCAATTTTCCCAATTTTCCAGAATTCCGCGCGAGCATTTTTCCGGCTAATGCCGCCATCTACTAGTATCAACCTTTTTTATTCCACCCCAAGTCTATTGGAATTGCGTGAAGTCCTTTTTCATCTACATACCCCCGTTTTGACTCCCACTCAAAAGAAAACCAGTCTTTTTGGGGCATATTTACAGGTCCTTGGCCAAACGTGACGTGCCAGACCTTCTCCATGATGTATCCAAACTCAGTCGTAAAGTCTAGATTGTTGTTGAATATATAGTACCATCCCTCGTAGAGCTTCTTTGGGTTTGCCAGGATGCGCTCTCGGGAAACTACAAACTGGGATCCCAAATCAAAGATCCAGGGAGTCCCCTCGAAGGGAAACTCCCCGTTGAGAGGAATGCACAACCTTCTGAAAAATGTGTGAAATCTTATGGGCTCTTTGTATGTGACATATTCGTCTGTGAAACCCTCTGCCCAATGAGTGTTCCCCAAAGGAACGAACCCATACTTTTGCCAATTGGCCCCCTCTATGACCTCGAGCAAAGGCCGGTCGTGATTTTGATGCGGCGCCGTCTCGTGTCCGTGGATGAAGGCTACGGCCTCTGGCAAATTGTCGTAATTTTCTATAATGTACTTGAGGTAAGCAGTCGACTCGCGGCCCAAATTCGGAATGACATGCTGAGGAACAAACGGACTGGGATCCGCGCCCTCCTTGTCAATCAGAACTACGGGAAATTTTGATTTCAGGAGCCAGTTGAGATCCTCTTTCCAGTGATTCGTCACGATCGTGAGGCTCATTAAAGTTTAAAAATTTTTTTTAATAGAAAACAAAACGCTCCTCGACCGCGTACGCCTCTGCCTCAAAGGGATGTTTCACGTACTCACGGACGTCCGTGATGCTAGAAGGGTTTGGTCCAAAAAATCCCCCTGCCGGAACTCCTCCCTTGTACCAGACCTTCCCGTCAGTATCCGGATTGGCCCGAAGATTTTCTATGTGCTGGTCGGACAGAACGTAGCCTGGAGGAATACGAGGTCCCTGTAATTTCTGGCCTATGTGAACCATCTCATGTACGAGTGTTCTCGCGGTTACAACCTCTGAAAGGAAAATGACGTTGAGACGGGTGTGCGGAAGTCCATCCTCGTAGTAAGCCTTGGCGAACCTCCACGGAAGCCCTGAATAAATGGTCGTCTCTAAAAACTCCTGGGCCAGTTGGGCCTGGCGCCATAACTGATCCTTTTCTTCGGGTGTCCATGCACTTGCCGAGTTTATGGCCAGCGCTTTGTATTCTTGTCGGGTCCGACAGTGACGAGCCTTGAGATCGTAAGGGCCTAGACGGGCGATAAAGCCGTCTGGGTCAGCCGCCAAGAATTTTTGGGTCTGTGTCCTTGTGAGGAACTCCATCTAAGGATAGCACTCAAAAAAATACCAAGATGTCTTCACCAAATATCACCTTTCTGCTCGATTGCTCTGGATCCATGGAGTCGTGCTGGGACGACGTCCTAGGAGGCTTCAACGCCTTTGTGAAGGACCAGGACCCTCAGGCAACCTTGACCCTGATTCAGTTTGATCACGAGTACACAGTCTCGTATGAAAATACAAAAATGTCCGAGGTTCCACCACTGACCCGTGAGACGTACAAGCCTCGCGGGTCAACAGCTCTTTTGGATGCCATTGGAAAGTTTATTTCGGGTCCTACGAGTCCTTCGGTCTCGGTCGTAGTAGTCATCTTCACGGACGGTCTTGAGAACTCGTCCAAGACCTACACCAAGGCTCACATCAAGGATCTCATCAAGCAAAAAACCAAGGATGGATGGACCTTTGTGTATATGGGGGCGAACCAGGACGCCTTTGCCGAGGCGGGATCTATGGGAATTGCGGCGGCCCACACGATGAACTACGACGCGAGCAGGACCCCAGAGGCTATGGGTCGTCTGAGTCAGGCTGTGAGTTCTATCGGGTCTAATTAGTTTCCTTGCGCCGTTTTCAAGGCTTCCAGCGCTTCTTGTGCTTTTTTGGCAGACGCGGCTGCCTTCACGTTGGCTGCTCCTACCTGAGTGACCAGTTCAGGATTTTTTGAAGCTTCTGTACGTAATAAGTTTGCTGCTTCTTTATTAATTTTTGCTTGCTTACTCGCTTCCTCCAAGGAATTTCGTAAACTGTTTAATTCTTGTGCAGAAGCACCTCCCAAGTTTTTGTTGGCTTCTTTAGTCCCCCCTCCCCTCAGAGCCCCAGACACATCAAACATCGCAAGAAGAAGGAAAAGCATGAGCATGTACAGAGTCTGGCCCTTGGCCGACGGATTCACCTTGGCCTGAGCTCCGTTGTAGCCAATAGACCCGACGATAAATACATACATGAGTGTAATAAGACCTCCTTGAAGTCCTCCCATTTTGTCACCCATATTAAACCCGATAGAGAAAGCAAGTGTCACGAGAGCGAACAAGAGCCCCGAAATAGGAAAAGCCTTTGCCCCGCCGCTCTTGGGATCTTTCTTGAGAGCGACCATCCAGGGTGTGAAACTGACTACAGTCAGAAGGACCGCCATAAGAGCCGAAAGACCATAGAACTTTCCCCCTCCGAGGCCAGCCCGGTTCGCCATGTCGAGTGAAATTGCCAATGACATGAGTAATATGAGGGCAAATGCGGCCGGCTTTCCCTGGGAAACAAGCCAGCCAGCCCCAAAGCTTGTTGGGACCTGGCCGAGCCAAGACATTATAAGAGCAGGAAAAGCGCCCATTATTATATCCATCTAAAAAAATTAAACAGAGGATCCACTAAGTGATGCATTGGTCGGCCCACCTCCTCGCATCCTGGAGAGTTGTGCAAGTGCTCCTGCTGCAGCCCCAGAAGCTTTCGCCAATTTATATGAGAACCACAGAGTCCAAAATATGGAGAATATAAGACCTATAACCTGGAAACCATATTTGCCGCCCTTTCTTCTCTTTGCATTTGAAATACCTATTGAATTGATAATGACGAGAAACAACCCCAGGGCTATACACATAGTAAAACTCATTACGACGACTCGCGGAACGTTGGGAGCATTGGTACTCATTATTACTTTGCACGGAAAATAATACGGTGTCCAAGGACCTTTTCGGTCTGCTTCAGTGCGGCCCGAAAGCTCGGCCTGGACCACAAGAGCCACCTGGACCAGAACCCGGCCGTGTATCTCCCGGCTCTCGTCCAGTTTTCCCGCTTTCTGTGCCTCGACAGGTACCTGTGCATCCTTTCTTTGTCCTTGTGTTTCGTGTAATCCGAGTATCCTTTGCGGCCAAAGTGTACCTTTGAAACAATACCCCCGGTCTTGGGCACGTACGCCACAAACTTGTGGATTCCGTCACGGTCTGGGGTCAAGACTATCATGGTCTCAAGCTAATACGTATAGAGATATAAATTACGAGAGCCAAAGTGAGGACGTTGAAAGCCATCCAACCAATTATATAAGGCATGAACGCGTTATTTTCGAGTATCATATTTAAGAGCTGACGAGTAAGAGAATCATCATCCATGGATCGCTTTCTTAAGACTCCGCATTCTAAAAAACATCCACAAGATTTCGCGTCGGCTAACGTCATATGTATATGGGGTCCTGAAGGAATAGGTAAGACCTGGTTGGCCGAAAAGACTGGAGGTGTCCACCTGACTGAGGATGTCCTGCGTTCTAAACAATCCACCCTAGAATTTATGGCTCGTATGAGATCGAGTGATCAAGCAGTCATCATGGACGATTTCGAGTCCCTGAAAGACTTTGTGGGCATCCGCGAATTGACCGGAAGTCCGTCGCGGGCCCAGATGTTTATCACGGCCCGGTCTCCCGTTAAACTCTCGTTTCCTGTCCTCAATCACGAATACCCGATCCCGACTCCTGAAAAAATAATAAAAATAATTAATTTTTTAAAACCTGTGACGGATGAGAAACGACTCCGAAAGTTGGCCGAAGAAGCCAAGGGGTCCGTGAGGTACGTACTGCAAGGACTCGAGTTTAATTCTGACCAACGGGACTTTTTCCAAGAACCCCGCAAGGACCTGGAGGTTCTTTTCTGTAAGGGTGCCTCGGGTCAAAAACCAACTTTTATACATGAACACGGGTTTTCGTGGGCGGTCGTTCAAGAAAACTACCCAGATGGAAACCTTAGCCTGGACCAAATTGCCGAATTGGCTGAAAACATGACCGATGTCGATATCATTGATGAAAAAATGTATCGAGAACAGTCGTGGTACATACTCCCATACTTTGTGTCACTGGCTATATTCAAACCAGCGCTTTTAGTACAAAAGACTTTGAAAAAGTTGAGACCAGGATCGCTGTGGACAAAGTTTCAGAACGAATGTATGAAACGAAAAAAGATAGAGGCTCTAAAAAGAAAGTACAAGGGTATAGAACCCGAATATCTTTCTCTATATTCACTCCTTTTGACTGAAGCAGATCACCAGGATATTTCCTTTATGAAAAAAATATCTACATTTTGTAAATGAAGTTGGCACTGACTGTCGCCATCATCATTATTTTGTTTTTGATTCTCAGACCTGTCATCATCGAGGGATATTATGATTCAGAGGCTGATAAGGAATACAAGGATCTCATGATGGCCCAACTTCGGTCTATAGGCGAAGGAAAACCCATAGACGAGAATTCACCTCCCGATGTCATGGTAAAGGTGATGGCCAGCTGGCTCGCCGGGTACAACAATTACGCGAAAAAGACTGGGGCTCCTCAGGCCAAACTAGAGGATGCCCCGGAGATGTTTCCAAACTCTTGGTTAGATGAATACAATAAATCAGTTACTACAGAGTGATATGAAAATAGCAACGAGTGCAAAAGTGAGAAGGGGTGCGTCGGACGCTTCGAGCTGCGGAATCAAGCCGCCGCCCGAAAATTCCTCAGTGTACTTGGCTCTCCCAAAAAAGCCCTTTTTTCCTGTATTTGGAGGCATACTTTTATCTGTTTTCATTGCTTGTTGTTGATTTTTAAACTTGTTAAAAAAGCTTCCCCCCTTTTCATCGCTTCCCCCCTTTTCATCGCTTCCCCCCTTTTCATCGCTTCCCCCCTTTTTTTCGTCGGCCATCGTATTATTTGTCATACCCGGGGTACCAATCTCCTCAGAGAATACACCTGAAGAAGCGGCCATATCTTTACCCGAAACCTGAATGTTTACTCGAACGGGTGGGTTATTTATGGTTATTGGACCAGACCCTCCTCCTGGTAACCCCCCCATCATCCCTCCTCCTG